TGGTTCTAAAATGTTATACGACAGAAGACAAGAGTTTAAGCTTTTGGTATATCCTCCAGATATTGAGAGAATGTTAATAGATATGTGGTATGAAAGACCACTATATGGCAAGGTTGACACCCGTCTAAATGTGGTGTATCCACTAGAGAAGAGCGGTCTTAAGCAGGTTCCCGGCTCCGAGACTTTGTTTGCAGTAGATTTCGTTGCGGATGCCTTTCTGGCAATGAGAGATCACTTTTTGAATGCGGTGGGTAAAAATAAAATGTCCGGACAACTGGGACCTATAGATGGTTTCCAGGCAAAACGTGCCTGGGTAGACCCCATCGCGTCATATGAAAATCACATAGAGGTGATTAAGCAGGTATTCTTAGAAGAATATCTCCTTCCAGAGAGAAATAACATAAAGGAAATTGTTGACATCCTGCCGTTGTTCGAAAGATATTTACGTGATCAGGCAGCATCCTATCCCCTGTCTTTATCTGGGTATATTAAGTCTGGATTCTGCCCTCCTCGATCAAGTGGGCTGATCATCGAACTTTTAGATTCTGATCACGGAAATGACCAAGACAAGATGGAAGTTGTTAATTCACCAGACTTTGAAAAGTACGTTTCTATGGCTAGTTATTTTGGATTCTATGTGGATAAGAACGCTCCGTGGTCATTGGTCGGTAATTTGGCAAGCACTAAGATGCGGAAGTATATGGAAGTTTATGGTCTCATGGACGCCAATAATTATTTTAGTGATTATTGCTGGCCAGCATATTTGACCGAAATGCAGAGAATGAAGGACCTACTGTATGATATCTTCTATGCTTTTGAATTGAGAAGCCCCCTTCGGAAGAAAGAAATTTTGTGTGACTCTGGAAAAATAAAAAATAAAATGATTGAAAGAAAAGTCTTGACTTTGGAAGAAAATATTGCTAAGATTCCTGAAGTATACTGGTTTAGGCTTTGTATTATAACAAAGGCACTAGAGATGGATGTGGAGATAAACGAAGTGACATCGAGAAGATTAGTGCAAAAAGCAATGTATTTTTACAAAAAAGACAAAAATCACGTGAGAGCACTCGCATATATCAACCGATTTTTCAAGAATAGGGATGTCAAAGCCAATCCAGTTGTTCGCTTCATAGAACAATTAAGAGACTCATCAGAAGATCAAATTAAAGAATTGTTTGGCGACGCTGTTACTATTACGAACGGACCGATGAGTGTATTTCCAAAGTATTGACGACAAGAAAGAATGTGTTGGATTGTACTACGATTCTAGGTGTGTCTTTGAGAATCTTGACTTCTCTAAGCTAACCAGAACGTGGCGTCCTACCGAGACTTCTCTACAACATAGACATATAGATTATGCTTGGTTATGGTGCCTGGGTAAAAGCCTGGGTGACGTTTGTCCCTCTTTTCTCGAAGACCAGTGGGGGTCTGTCGACAATAAGATGAAGGCGTTCTCTCGGTCTCTAAATGCTGCAAAGGTAGACTTAAGTGAAAACTGCCTTTTGGAATTATTACCGCCCAAAGAAATTTCCAGATTTTTGGATGTGAAGAATAGAATCACCGAACACGTATTTTCAAGACTTGACAAACCAGAAGAATACGATCACTTATTGAGTATCGTGCACATGCTTGAGGATATAAAACATCGCAAGGTTAATCTGGATATATCGTCCATCAAGTCTGGGTCTTATAAGAACAAAAACAGAAATTTCTTGAAGAATTTGAAAAAGATGAGAAAAAGCGTTTCTTATAACTTGTTTGGCACTAAAACTGGCAGACTTACAGTGGAGAAAGGGTTTTTCCCCATTCTGACGCTTGACAGAGATTTGAGGAAATACATAAAACCAAATAATGATCTATTTGTCGAAATTGATGTTAACGGAGCCGAAGCGAGGACTCTGCTGTCCCTCACAGATCAAGAACAGCCAGAAGTTGATATTCACGAGTGGAACGCAGAGAATGTGTATAGGGGACTGACGACGAGAGAGGAGTCCAAGAAGAGATTCTTCGCTTGGTTATACAATCCCGCTTCTGATGATTATTTATCATCTAGAGCTTACAGTCGCGACTTAATAAAAGAAAAGTTTTACGACGGACACCAGGTAAGGACACCTTTTAACAGAAAAATCTTATCAGACGAATATCATTGTGTAAATTATACTTTACAATCGACCTCAAGTGATGTATGCTTGGAACAATCAAGAAAGGTTTTTGACTTCTTAAAGGAAAAGAAGAGTAATATTGCATTCCTAATGCACGATTCAATCATTTTAGATTTTGCTGCAGAAGACAAGCAGCATATCCGAGAGATAGTCAAAATGTTTCAGGAGACGAGATTTGGGGAATATAGAACTAATGTTAAAATGGGAAAGAATTTCGGGGAGATGAGGGAGATAAGTTGGAAACTATAATTGCACTCGGAACCGTAGCTTGTAACGTCGCTCGTAAATTTGAGAAATATGAAGAATATAAGACATACAAGATTGATCATGAGGATTCCAAAGAGAAGAATTACTTAAAAATAAAAAAGCTTGACAATCCTGAAGAGTATGAGAAAAACGGACCAAATGTGAAGAATTTTCTCAAGAAGGTATCCGGAGATGTGCTTTTTATTGTTTGTGGAGCGAGTAGAACAGCCAGTGCTTCATTAATGATATTGGAACAAATACACAAAAGATGCAAAATCAGCGTTTTGTATATAGCCCCCGAAACTGAGCTTTTGAGTGAGGGAAAAACACTTCAGGAAAGAGCGGTATTCAGCGTGCTGCAAGAGTATGCAAGGTCTGCTCTGTTGGAGAGGACATTCTTGATATCAAATCTGGCTATTGATCCAATGATTGAAGATGCGTCCATTGTGGGATACTACGACTCGATAAACGACCTCATTGCGAGTTCCTTTCATATGATCAACTTTTTCGACCACGTATCTTCTGTTACGGACACCTTTTCATCTCCAGCTGAGACTGCGAGGATTTCAACATTTGGGATTTTAAATCCAAAAACAGGTGAAGAAAATTTGTTTTTTCCTCTTGACAAAACAAGAGAAACAAGGTACTATTATGGCATACCTGAAGAAAAGATGACCAAAGAAAAGGGTCTTCATAGGAAGATTGTCAATCAGGTAAAGAGCAAAGCGACAGAAGATAGGAAAGTGAGTTATGGAATATATCCAACGAGTTACGAACAAGAATATGCTTACATTTTGTCGCACTCATCTTTTATACAAGAAAAATAAGAAAACACTTGACAAATGCCAAAACATTTGTTAATATATAAACAGTTGGTCAGGAAATTTGCTGACCTGCTTTAGCCAAAGAGTAAAAAAAGGAGAAAACACTATGGCACTTGATCTAGATCGCATGCGCGAGAAACTTAACACCGTCACAGGCAAGGGGGGTTCTAGAACGGACTTCTGGAAGCCACAAGATGGAGAAAGCAACGTGAGAATCGTTCCAACACCGGATGGAGACCCATTCAAGGAAAAGTTCTTTCACTACAACGTGGCACAAGGAGGGTTCCTGTGTCCAAAGAGAAACTTCGGAGATGATTGTCCGGTCTGCAACTTTGCGAATAAGCTGTGGAACGAAGGCACCGAAGAAAGCAAGAAGATGGCGAAGAACCTTTTCGCAAAGCAGAGATTCTTCTCACCAGTCCTTGTCAGGGGCGAAGAGACTCAAGGAGTCAGAGTGTGGGGATACGGAAAGATGGCATATGAGAAGTTGCTAACGATTGTTCTCGACCCGGATTACGGAGACGTTACGGACCCTGAATCTGGTAATGACCTCAAAATTATGTACGGCAAGCCACCGGGAGCAACCTTCCCTCGAACGGATATTCGTCCTAGACCTCGTAAGACGGTTCTTTGTGACGACGCAGTAGGCGGAGATGAACGTTGCGCCGAGTTGCTAGAGACTGTTCCTGATTTGGAAAAGCTGTTTGATAGAAAGACCACAGAGGAAACTCAAGCAATCTTAGACACTTTCTTGGACAGCGACAACATTGAAAGGCAAGTTGAAAAGTTTGGTGGGAATGTCTCGCCACAGCCAGCAGACAAGGAGGTAGATGCAGTCGAGGCCGCATTCAACGACCTATTGAGTAATTAAATTTAAAACCGCAGGGAGGCACGGGTTTACAGGTGCCTCATTTTAGAGAGTCGATAAAGTTTTCGACAATTTCGACTCAACTCTAATGTCAACGACAATACAGGAGGTTTACTATGACAACGAGTAAGAGAAATGTGGCTTCTATGCCAAAAAGGAAGCCTGGATTTAATCGCCAGGGAACAATTAATTTAGAGGATTTCGATCTCCTCCAAAGAAAAGATTACAAAGATGCAGAATTCCTCGAATATGACTTCGTAGATCTGGATTTGTTTGATACCACTTCTTCGCAATTTTGGAATCTTGGGGTACGTGCAGCTACAGGTAATCGCGATGACAGTATCGAGGATATGAGGGCGTCTTTTAGGACCCGTGGATTCATGACCACTGAATTTCCACCGTCTGTCGACACCGAGGGTACCATCTTGGGGGGGAGAACGAGAATCGCGGCAGCTAAGTTGAATAATGAGAAATTTATGCCAGTGGCTGTATATGAGAGAGAAGACTCCTCAGAGAGAAATACTGTAACCAACGGACTCAGAGAAAACAACCACCCTCCGTCAGAGCCATCGAAATTTCACGACTTTATTAGTGGAGGAATTCACCTTATTAATAAGGGAGAGATGGAAAGAAACAAGAAAGCCATCCGCGACTGGCTTTACGGAGAGGTTGATATTGAACAGTGGTATGACAACGCTATTAATGGTCAGGTTACAAAGATAATCGAAAAAATTATGGAAAAAACCGAAACGGGTACATCTATTGTTCTTAGGAAGTCTAGACAAGAGTGGGAAACCTGGGTTGAAACTAATTTGAGCCTGCCCAAGGCTGATTTCGAACTCTTGTCCATTGACCAAATTTCCTACGTAGACAGGCTATGGAGCCAAATCTTGGAGACTTCAAGGCTAAAGGGCAATAAGTTTCCAACAAAAGTGGTTCTCTATACAAACTCTGAAACTTCTTCAAAGGCGAGACTTGCACTCAAAACAAGTCTTTCGAGATTGGAAAACCATGTTCAGGGAACTTATGCCCTCATCGAAAAGATGCACGGCATTTCTTTTGCTGGTAACTTTAAGCTGCCTTACGAGATTCTTGGAGCGGTCCCACAAATTGACGGAGATCACAGTTTGGGCGGCAACGACCTTGTGAGCGTGGAAGAGTATTGATGAAAAGTCCTCTTAGATATCCAGGTGGCAAAACTAGAGCCGTCAAGATAATCTTAGATCACATCCCTGAAGACACTGGGGAGCTTTGCTCCCCTTTCTTCGGTGGTGGTTCTATTGAGTTAGCTGTTGCTGAAAGAGGAACAAGAGTTGTTGGATATGATTTATTCAAACCACTTCATTGGTTCTGGAAGGCTTTGTTAGAAGACAAAGAAGAGTTGGCAAAAATCGCAGATTCTTTTCGTTTTTTTAATGACGAGTTTTATGAAACAAAAACTGGAACTTCTGTAGTGAGGGGTCTCTGGAAAAAAGACTTTTTAGATCTGAGAGATGAGTTGAGAAATGCAAAAGAATATTCTGTAAGGAACGCAGCAATTTTCTATGCACTTAACAGGTCTTCTTTTTCGGGCGAGACCCTTTCCGGAGGCTATTCTAAAAGAGCTGGTTATGTCAGGTTCACAGATTCGAGCATTCAAAGAATTTTGGATTTTGAGGGCAAGAACTTTGGCGTTGAATGCGAATGTTTTAAGACATCGATTCTTAAAAACCCGAATGCTCTTATTTATGCTGACCCTCCATACGCATTAGACAAACACAAGCTTTATGGAGATAAGGGAAACATGCATAAGGGGTTCGACCATCTGGCTTTGTATGAGGTACTGTCTTCTAGAAGTAATTGGATATTGTCATACAATAACAAAGAGTGGATCAGAGAGATGTACAAGGATTATGAGATCTTGGATGTCAGTTGGGCATATAGCATGAACAACATATATTCCAAGAAAGAAAGGGAAGCGGGACAAAAGAAAAAGATGAAGGAATCATCTGAAATTTTAATCATTAATAAGGAGAGAAAATAGTGGTAAAAGTAACAAAAATTAAACCAGGGAAGGTCTCAATGGATGAGATTCGTAGGATCATAAACAAGAAGGCTGGTCACTCCGTGGCACACAGTCTGGCAGAGGACAACCCGACAGAGGTTAAGGAGTGGATTCCAACCGGTTCCCGGTGGCTGGATTCGATTGTTTGCAAAGGAAGACTCGCAGGGATCCCTGTTGGGAAGATTTCAGAGATTGCAGGTCTTGAATCAACTGGTAAATCTTATATGGCAACACAAATCGCAGCAAATGCTCAGAAGATGGGCATCGAAGTGGTATATTTTGATTCTGAATCTGCGATTGATCCTTCTTTTCTTGAGAGGGCGGGATGTGACTTAGATCGTTTAATGTACGTTCAGGCAGAGAGTGTCGAATTTGTGCTAGAGACAATAGAGGAATTGTTGGCAACCGGAAATAAGTGGTTGTTCATTTGGGACTCTCTTGCTCTGACACCAGCAATTTCTGATATAGAAGGTGATTTCAATCCTCAGTCTTCAATGGCAGTAAAGGCCAGGATTCTATCAAAGGGGATGTCGAAGTTAACTGTGCCGATTGCGAACAGCCAGGCAACACTCCTGGTTCTCAACCAGCTGAAGACAAACATTACTCGGTCCCCATCGGAAGCGATGACGACTCCGTATGTCACTCCGGGCGGCAAGGCTATGCATTACGCTTATTCTTTGAGGGTGTGGCTTACGGGTAGAAAAGCGAAAGCATCGTTTGTAGTAGACGAGAATGGATTCAGAATCGGGTCTGAGGTTAAAGCAAAGCTTGAAAAGTCTCGTTTTGGAACAGCAGGAAGACATTGTAATTTTAAAATCCTGTGGGGTGAAGTTGACAATGTGGGCGTTCAAGACGAGGAAAGCTGGTTCGAGGCAATTCAAATATCAGATAGTCTAAAACAATCTGGTGCGTGGTTTTCATTAGAGTTAGAAGATGGCACCGAGAAGAAGTTCCAGAGAAAGGGCTGGGTTAAAGAGCTGAAAGATGATAAATTCCGAAATAAGGTCTTGCAAATTATTGATCAAGATGTTATAATGAAATTTAAGAACAGAACAGGTAATGCTGCTGACTATTATGAAGAGGAAGAGTCTCTCCCCGTCGAGGATTAAGCACCCACTTGGTTCTCGGCATCTCCGCCCCTGAGCGTGTTTTCCTATTATGGTTGCACGCGCTCAGGGGCTTTTTTTGAAAAGAGGTAAAAAATGAATGGTAGAGTGATGATTGTGGATGCACACAATCAATTTTTAAGGTCGTATATTGTCGACCCAAGTTTGTCAATAAACGGAAGTCCAATTGGTGGTTCAAAGGGTTTCCTTAAGATTCTCAACAAGTTAACGAGGATTGTAAGTCCGGATATGACTGTCGTTGTTTGGGATGGAGAAGGGGGGTCTCAAAAGAGACGCGCTCAAAATAAAAATTATAAATTAGGAAGAAAGCCGCCACTGAGGCTGAACAGGGATACCCGTCACTTGACGGAGGAACAGGAAAAAGAAAATAAAGCTTGGCAACAGATCAGGGCGATAGAATATCTTAACCAAACTCCAATAGTTCAATTTATAGAGCCCCGCGTTGAGGCCGACGATGTGATTTCGCATGTCGCACAAAAGCAAAAGTTCAAAGATTGGCAAAAAGTCATTGTTTCCAGTGATAAGGACTTTATTCAATTGTTGGATGACAAGACGATATTGTACAGACCAACACAAAATCAAGTGCTTAATAAGAAGGCAGTTTTGGAACAATATAAAATTCATCCAACGAATTTCGCTTTGGCGAGAGCACTGGCGGGGGACAAAAGTGACAATTTAGATGGCGTTCCGGGTGTCGGATTGGCAACTGTCGCTAAGAGGTTCCCCTTCTTCGCCGATGAGAAGGAATGTTATCTGGAAGATGTTGTTACTCACTGCAAAGAGCAGGAAACCAAGTTAAAAGTTTATGACCGTGTATTAGAAGAGACAGACAAGGTCGAGAGCAATTATAAAATAATGCAATTATATTCCCCCTCTATCTCTATTCAGGGTAAAACTAGAATAGACGAAGCAATAGACGGGCATGTTCCTGAGTTTAACAAGACTGGGTTAAGGACGCTGATGCACCAGGACGGTATTGGCGAAATCTCATTGAGTTCTTTGTTCGAAAGTTTCAATCGAATGATATCTGACTTTTAGTCTTGCAATTTTTTGGTCTTTGTGATAAGATTAATCATTAAATAAAAGGAAAAACATGACGGAGCAAGAAAGGGAAGATTTCTCAAACTTTGGTAGATCTTTTCAAGAGGATCTGTGTCACTTAATTTTGGTAGACAGACCATTTGCAGATCAAATATTTGAAGTTTTTAATATAAAGTTTCTAGAACTTAAACATCTTAGGGTCTTTATCAACAAAATTCAAGGATATCGACAAAAATACGGTGTCCACCCAACCGCCAAAATTATGAAGTCCATTATACGGACAGAGTTAAAGAAAGAACAAGAATCTATTCAGGTCCTCATACGGGACTATTATGCTAGAGTATTATCGACCGGATTGGAAACAACTGAGTCTGAATACATAAAAGACGTAGCGTTAGACTTTTGCAGAAAACAAAAGCTAAAGGAAGCACTGATTCGGTCTGTTGACCTGATCAAGCGTTCCTCTTTTGACGAGGTTAGCAGCGTAATCAATGACGCTATTAAACTTGGAAGTGACAACAACTTTGGATATGATTATATTCTTGATTTTGAGAAAAGATTTCAAATCCGCGAAAGAAACCCAGTAACGACTGGATGGATAGAGGTTGATAACTTGTGCAAGGGCGGCATCGGAAAGGGAGAGCTGGGTGTGTGTATCGCTCCTACAGGAGCGGGAAAAAGCATGGCGTTGGTGCATTTAGGCGCACAAGCATTGAAAGCTGGGAAGAATGTTATACACTACACGCTGGAGTTAGCGGATACTGTAGTTGCGAGTCGGTATGATAGTTGTCTTACCGGCGTGGACCTTTCAAATGTAATTTCTTTTAAGGAAAAGATTTACGAAGAAGTACAAGAAATAGAAGGAAAGCTGATTGTGAAGGAGTATCCTACCAAATCTGCATCGGTCCAAACGATTAAAAATCACCTGGAAAAGATGAAGATTAGGGGGTTTTCCCCGGACTTAATTATCGTCGATTATGGGGATTTATTAAGACCAATTTCTTCTATAAAAGATGAGAAAAGACATCAGCTGGAGACTATTTATGAGGAGTTGAGAGGTATTGCGCAAGTAAACGAATGCCCTGTCTGGACAGCCTCTCAAACAAATAGAAGCGGTTTAAACGCGGAAGTTATTACCATGGAAGCAATTTCGGAAGCGTTTAATAAGTGTTTTGTTGCAGATTTTATTTTTACGGTTTCACGAACCATCGAGGATAAAAACACCAACAGTGGGCGCATCTTTATAGCTAAAAATAGAAACGGACCAGATGGGTTGGTGTATCCAATTTTCATGGACACGAGTAATGTAAGAATAAAGGTGCTACCACAGACGAATGAATCGGTTGAGGATATCGTTGAAAAATCTGCTAAAAAACAACTTGAGAGATTGAAAGAGAAGTATAAGACATTTAAAAAGGGGGAGTAATAATAATGGAATTATCTAATCAAATACTATCTGACATAACGGTGCACATGAAATATACAAGGTTTCTTCCGGATAAAAATAGAAGAGAAACTTGGGAAGAACTTGTATCTAGAAACATGGAGATGCACTTAAGAAAATATCCTTTCTTAGAACTTCAAATAAGAAAGGCGTATAAGATGGTGTTTGATAAGAAGGTTCTACCTTCGATGAGGTCAATGCAATTCGGTGGAAAACCGATTGAGATCAATCCAGCAAGAATGTTTAACTGCTCATTTGTCGCGGTTGACGATTATCGCTCTTTTAATGAAACGATGTTTTTGCTCCTTTCTGGTTGTGGTGTTGGATATTCTGTGCAGAACCACCATGTTGAAAACCTGCCAGAGATTCGCAAACCAACTTCGAAGCGTACCTATAGGTATCTGATTCAAGATAGCATCGAAGGCTGGGCCGACGCAGTGAAGGCTTTGATAGAAACCTATTTCGGAATAAGAACGTCTCATATTCGTTTTGACTTCGGAGATATCCGACTAAAGGGGGAGAGACTTATCACATCCGGGGGCAAGGCTCCCGGACCCCAACCACTAAAGGAGTGTCTCCTTAAAATAAAAGGGATACTAGATGACAAAAGTGATGGAGAAAAACTAACTTCAATTGAGTGTCACGATATAATGTGCCACTTGGCAGATGCAGTGTTGTCCGGAGGCATTCGTCGTGCTGCAATGATTTCTTTGTTTTCAGCAAATGACAATCAGATGTTGTCTGCTAAGACCGGTACCTGGTGGGAGAATAACCCTCAACGAGGTAGAGCGAACAACTCTGTGGTCCTTCTTAGGCATAGAATCGAGAAGGACACATTTATGGACTTGTGGGAGAGGATTGAGGCGTCTGGAGCTGGTGAGCCTGGATTTTCGTTTACTAATGACAAGGAACGAGGGTTCAATCCATGTCATGAGATTTCACTAAGGTCTTGCCAGATGTGCAACCTTACAGAGATTAACGTGAGTGACATAGAAGATCAGGAAGATTTCGAAGAAAGAGCAAGAGTTGCTGCTTTTATAGGCACCTTGCAAGCGGGGTACACGGACTTTCATTATTTGAGACCTGCCTGGCAAACAAACTGCGAAAGGGATTCCTTGTTGGGCGTTAGCATGACGGGAATTGCTTCTCGTAAGGTTCTCGACTTGAGTATGATTGCTGCAGCTCAAGTTGTTAAAGATGAAAATTTGAGGGTAGCAGACCTTATTGGTATTAATCCGGCCGCGAGAACGACAGCTGTAAAGCCTGCTGGTACGACTTCTCTAGTATTAGGAACATCAAGCGGAATTCATGCTTGGCATAACGACTATTATATTCGTCGTGTGAGAGTCGGCAAAAACGAGCCTATTTATGGGTATTTGCTGGAGAACCATCCGGAGTTGGTGGAGGATGAATATTTCAGCCCTCACGACACTGCTGTTATCTCCGTGCCTCAAAAGGCACCTGAAGGCGCGATACTAAGATCGGAAAGCGCAAGACAGCTATTAAAGAGAGTAAAACAGGTTTCAGAAGAGTGGGTCTTTGCTGGATTTAGAAAAGGTCCCAACAATCACAATGTATCCGCCACTGTTTCAGTTAAGGATGCTGAGTGGTCCGATGTCGGCGAGTGGATGTGGGAGAACAGAGACTCTTACACGGGACTATCTGTTCTGCCGTATAATGGCGGCACCTATAAACAGGCTCCGTTTGAGGATTGCTCGAAAGAAACTTATGAAGTGCTCTTTGAGACGCTTAAAGATATTGACTTAACAAAAATTCGAGAAGAAAAGGACAATACAAATCTTACAGCCGAAGTTGCTTGTGCTGGTGGAAGTTGTTCTTTAAAATATTTATAAAAAAGTACTTGATTTTATATTAAAATACTGTTATAGTATTATTATAATTAGCGTAGTTGAGAAAAGGAGAAAAAATGGCTACTAACTTACACATCGTCGAGGATGACCTCATCGCAGAGAAAGAAAAATATATCACATCTTTTATAGAATCCCTTGTGGCACTAGAAGATGCGATGGAGCCCTATAAGGAACAAAAGAGAGACCTCAGAAAAAACTATGTCGAGAATGGATGGTTGACCAAAGAGGAATTGCGAATGTCCGTCCGCGCATATCGTCTCATGAAGAACGAAGTTGACATGGAACAACTTTTGGACTTTTTCGACCATGTCAAGAGAACGGTAGGGACTAATGGGTAGGCTACCTCCCACTCTTAGACCTGTTAACAGGCATCTTTTAATAGTCCCACACATTGTTAAAGAAGAAGATGAATCGGGAATTTTGTTACCGGAAGATTACAAGCCCAAAGAAGACGAGTATATAGCAGCGACAGTTGTTGATGTCGCAAGTGATTGCGGACCTCACTTCTTAAATTTAAGAAGAGGAGCCTTCGATAATAGAAGAGACATAATAATTGATCGAAGTATGATTGAAGAAGTAAAATACAAAGACAAAACATTTTTTCTTATTTTAGAGAACTACGTTGTGGGTATGTTGAGAGAAATAAGCGATACTAGATAGAGGCATAGATGAGACAAATATTATTATTGGTTGTTATGATGCTCCCCGCATGCGGAGACGAGTCCTGGATAAACGAACCACTGGATTACAGAAATCATGATTTAGACGTAGGGATTATCCCGCCTGATTATGAGATGGAGGAAGATTTAGGTTTAGATTCTTTTTTCGACCTTTCGGCTCCATTCATAGATGCCGCCCCACCGATTGCAGACTTCGGACCTGAACCCGACGCAGCACTAATTTGTCGTCCGTATGGCAAGAAAGAACCTTGCGAAATACAAGATCTTTTAGGTCCCTGTTCAGAGGGCGAGAGATACTGTAGAATCACTGAGTGGACTCAATGCTTTCAAGTAAATAACCCTAGACAAGAAACCTGCGACGGACTCGACAATGACTGCGACGGAGAGTTGAATGAAGCACCAGCAGATCTCGCTCCTGATCATGCAAGTCCTCAAAATGGTTTGTTGTCTAGAAGATGTTATACTGGAGCTGTGGGAACAGACAAAAATGGACCGTGTAGAAGTGGCGTGTCTCTTTGCGAACCAACCGAAGAACAGGGACCTGAAGGTCCAGTGGTGACTTATTCATACGGAGAGTGTCAGAACCAAGTCCTGCCCCAACCGGAGATTTGCGACACTACTGATAACGACTGTGATTCTCTTGTTGACGAGGACGTTCTCAACGCCTGCGGCGAATGCGGTCATGCCCCCGAAGAAGTCTGCGACGCCCTAGACAACGACTGCGACGGCAGCGTAGACGAAGAGCTTCTAAACGATTGTGACGAATGCGGGCCATTACCGAGAGAGCTGTGTGATTTTGTTGACAACGACTGCGACGGGTTCATCGATGAAGACTTTTTGGAGGGAGACTGCAATTGTGATCATCCCGACTACGTGCCCCAACCGGAAGTATGCAATGGCGTCGACGACGATTGCGATTTCGCAATAGACGAGGGTCCAATCGGAGGTCCACTAACAATGCTTTGTTCTACGGATGTTTTGACTGGGAGCGTTGTTACGCATGCTCGTCGAGAAGACGGACCACAATATGTCGGCGGTGATTGTCGTTTGGGAATCTCGTTTTGTGAATTGGGTCGCAATGAGCGAGGAGAGATGCAACGAGGATATCACGAATGTCTGCAGGAGGTCCTCCCAGGAGTTGAGCGATGCAATGGCATCGATGACGACTGCGATGGCAACGTAGATGAGAACTTTCAACAGGGAAGCGTAGCGGTCATGATGGTGGTTGACGTTTCCGGTTCGATGGAAGAAGCAGAGCTTCGAACAGCCTTCGATGCTACAAGGGATTCAGTACGTCAACTGTTTGACGACGGAGTTGTTGATGTTTGTTATATGCTAGCTGTGGTTGGAAATGATGACATGCCGGATCCATATCTTTATTATCCTGGCGACAACTGTGTTCCTGGAGTTGAAGACCCGCCAATATTTCCGGTGGAGGACATGGAGGCAGCTATAAGTGGTCTTCGCGGCGCATTGAACGCGAACGCTGTGAATCAGGGCGGGAACACAGAAAATACTTTAGATGCTATCGGGAGATTTTTTACTGATGACTTGATTGACTGGGACCAGGACGGCACCCCGGAAAATATTTTGTGGAGCACTAACCGTCCAGCCGCCCGATTACGAGGTGTAGAGAATGTCTGGGATGTTGATCTGAGTCAACACACTCATCGTATAGTCGTAGTGATAGGCGACGAGCCTGCCCAAGGAAGAGAGTGGAGCAGCCATGATGCTGCTAGAGCAATGGCGCATTCCGGCGGAATGGTGTTTATAATAGGATCAAATGCCAGCGTGCATAGTTACCAGCCTTTGGTTGATTTCGGTGCGGTTCACACCACTGGCTTGGATGGTTTCGGAAACCAAAATGCCGCTCAAATAGCAGCTGTCGTTGAAGAGGCTATCGAAGAGGCTGCATGTATAAACAACCGTCAGCAGGAACAGGAGCCCGAGGAAGAGGAAGAGGAAGAAATGGCTTGTTATGAGAGTGATACATATAACAAGATTGCAGCAATTCCATTGGACACTTACAAGCTGGTTAGTTATTCTTATTATTCTTACGAACATTACGGGATTTGCCTTTAGACAAGTATGCATTTTGAAAATATTGTAATTGGAAGTAGTTTGTCTTCTGTGCTGTTCTCTTATTACAACAAATATCCTATCGTTATAAACTCTTTAGAACGCCCTTTCAGATTTGATGAAATGGAAAAGGAAATATGCATAGGCGATCTTAAAACTAAAAACAATCTTTGTTTGTGGTCTTGGGCGTTGTTCGAGGTTTCGTCGAGAGGTCACGCTCCCTTCGGGTCGTGTGTTTCTTCTGTAAGAATAAGCGGTAACCGTTTATCGATTGCTGCTAGACCAGGATTAAGTTTCAAGGCAGAATTTGACAAATGTTATATTTTCGATGACAACAATTTAACAACAGAGAATGATATTTTAGAAAATAAGGAGCCACTGTATCGTGTCTTCGACTGGATGAACGTTCGAAGAGGGATGAGACATAGACACGATTCCTTGAAGACTGTAGACAATTTTATAAAAGAAATTTATTTTTATAAGTCGGAAAGAATTGATGGGAATCACGACAGGAAGGATGCAGTGGCGGTGTCTTATCTAACTGAAAATCAATTACATGAATTTAGTCATTCCAGTACGATGGCGAGATTTAAGATACAGAGCGTAATGAAAGATGCTGGGATTATAGGTGCAAAGGCTGGCAAAACCAAAGAAGGAAAACAAAAGAAATATAATGTTAGAGTGGAACCAGATTATAGACACGTTGTGAATATGCATAAAAGGACATACAGAGACACAGAAAATGTGAAATTTCTTGATATGTCCCCGAAAGAAGTGGTCGATAGATATGTTGGAAGAGGGTAGCGGAAACGAAAAGGCGTTCCATCTAGCGGGAGTGGTACCTGTTGCTAGTCCTAAAATGGATTTTAGTTTCCCTTGGCATGATAGTATGCAACCAATTGCAGATAACTATCTTGCAGTTGAGAGGTCAATTGTGGAATGTGCGTATGCCGGTTGTGAAACAATATGGGTAGTGTGCAATGACAATATACAGCCCCTGCTTAAACATAGAATGGGAGACTACATTGAGGACCCCTATTATTTAAACAAATCAAATTTTGTAAAATTTCCGAGTGACCATCGCCGCCAGATCCCTATATTTTATACTCCAATCCATCCCAAGGATCGCGATAGAAGGGACAGCCTGGCCTGGTCTGCGCTTCATGGTGCTCTGACTGCTTTTATTATGAGTGACAAGATTAGTAAGTGGGTCATCCCGAGCAGATATTATATCAGTTTTCCATATGGAGTTTATCAGCCAACGGTGGTGCAAAAGCACAGAAAGAGGATTTCTAGTATGGAGCCCTTTTACCTGTCCGCCGAGGGGAAGACTGTTGGGGATGGAGAATATCTTGGATTCACGATGGACGCAGAAGAATACAAGATGTATTTAACAAACGTGAAGCAAAACTGCACAGGTGGGAGAAAAGATTTGCCATCTAAAGAAAGGTGGTCTTCTAGGCATTTTGGCCTTGACAAAATCTTCAAATCTGCTAGAATAAATAAAGAATCAATACTGGAGATACCTTGGTATTACAGAATCGATTCTTGGCAAGGATTGAAAGATTATCTCTCTTCAGAGGAGAGTGAAGAAATTAAAAGACCAGGTAAGGTTATGTTTAAGAATTCGCTATATAAAAAGGTTGGAGAATAAAAGTGAATATAAATGAAATTTATTATAGTTTGCCTTCGCAAACAAAAGAAGACGTGGGGTTTCCAATTAATTCCATGTCGATGAGTCAAAAACAACAGAGCTTCGTTGAAGCGTTGTGTTCTGCGTCATTGGCGTCCTCTTCTATTAGAGAAGACCTTCTTTCTGTAAAGGATGATTTGGAGGATGTCCTTGAGCGACTGCAGGATTAAATCAGAGATTCCGTTTGTTGGTCTTCATGCTCATTCAGTAGCAGGAAGTATTTTTGATGCTCTTGGTTATCCCCAGGAGCACATGGATTTTGCGTATGAGAACGGTATGGATGCGTTGGCTCTTACTGACCACGGAAACGCAAATGGTCTTGCATACCAGGTGTTGCATGCAAAAAAGATGCAATCAGAAGGTAAAGAGTTTAAGCCAATTTTTGGAGTGGAAGCCTATTTTCTTCCATCCATAGCAAATTGGAAAGAAGAATACGAAAAGGCGAGGCAGGACAAGAAGAACAAGAGTCTAGACTCTTCTCAATCCGGCACGACTGTCGAGAACGAAGAGTCCAAGAAGGCGATGAAAAATATTCTGAACAGGAGAAGGCATTTAATTCTTTTGGCACAGAATCAAGAAGGATTGAAGAATATCTTTAAGATTATCTCTTCCAGCTATGACAAGAAGCATTTTTATCGGTATCCGAGAGTTGATTATGCTTTACTAAAGAAGCACAACGAGGGAATTCTCGCCGCTAGTGCATGCTTGGGGGGTGTATATGCAGGTTGTTATTGGGAAAACAGGGATAACGGGGAAGATGCAGTATTGAGAGCGTTCAGGAATACAACTCAGAAGATGCAGTCAATTTTCGGTGACAGGTGGCACGGTGAGTTACAGTGGAATAACGTTCCGGAACAACACGATCTGAACACGTATATTATTCAAATGCATAGAGAGTTTGGTGTACCTCTAATCTCAACTGCGGATAGTCACTATCCGAATAGGGATGCTTGGAAGGACCGTGAGCTATATAGGAGACTGGGGTGGCTAGGGAAAAAGCCAGAGTGGATGTCAGATGGGTTACCTATTGATGTTGATGAGATAGGGTATGAGCTTTACCCAAAGAACGGTGACGAAATATGGGAATCTTACAAGAAATACTCTGCGGAATGCGATGTAGAATACGATGACGAGATTGTAAGGAATTCTATTACCGAAACACATAGAATCGCTCACGACCGTATAGAGTCCTTCTTCCCAGATAATACTGTGAGGCTACCTGATTTTGTGGTCCCCGAAGATGTCACCGCTGGCGAGGCACTACAGAAGGTCACCGCCGACGGGTTGAGATATCTTGGACTATCAGACAACCAAGAATACCTAGACAGAGCGTCTATGGAGATTGAAGTTATTGAATCTCGTGGGTTTAGCAAGTATTTTTTGACAATGAAAGCAATCGCTGACAGGGCGAAAGAAACTCAGCTTGTTGGCGCAGGAAGAGGCTCCGCGGCCGGTTCCCTAGTATCATACGCACTGGGAATCACACAAGTCGACCCCATGAGATACGGTCTTCAGTTCGAGAGGTTCCTTACTAAGGGTGGGTCTGGGTATCCTGACATTGATTTTGATACTTCGGAACCAATGCAGCTCAAGGAAAACCTTATTGAAGAATGGGGCGAGAACACTGTAGTGCCCATATCCAACTGGAACACTCTACAGTTGAGGTCTTTAATAAAAGATATTTCAAAATTTTATGAAGTGCCATTTGCGGAGGTGAATGCAGTTACGGGTAAGATGATCTATGAAGCAACTCCGTTGGCGAAAAAGAAACACGGGATTTCTGCGGGTGTTTACGTTCCCACGTTTGAAGAAGTAATGGAATTTTCAGAATCCCTCAAAATTTTTCTGAAGAAAAATCCTCAGATCAAGACACATGTGGAGGCTTTATACGGGCAGGTGAGATCCTGTTCCAGGCATGCTGGTGGTGTAGTTGTGGGAGAAAACCTCGATGAGTGGATGCCGATGATATCTTCAGGCGGTGTTCGCCAAACTCCGTGGAGTGAGGGGCAAAATGTTCGCCATCTTGAACCAATGGGGTTTATCAAGTTTGACTTGTTGGGTCTTGCCTCGTTGAGGATGATCGAGGGTGCCATCCGACATATCTTGGTTAGGCATCATGACATCGAGAATCCTACTTTTGACGATGTCAGGAGGTTCTACAATGAGGTGCTTCATCCAGACGTTATAGACTTTGAAGACCAGAGTGTGTGGGAGAGCGTTTTTCACGGTGGTCAGTGGGCTGGAGTGTTTCAGTTTACAGAAGAGGGTGCACAAAAGTTTTGTAAAAATGCGAAACCTAGCAACTTAATCGAGTTATCTGCAATCACAAGTATATACAGACCAGGACCCTTGTCGGCAAACGTTGATAAGAAATTTATATCTGCTAAGAACGCTCCTGAAGACGTTGAGTATCTCAACTCTTATGTGCGCGATGTGACTGAAGAGACTTTTGGTTTTCTCATATTTCAAGAGCAGATAGCGATGTTGGCTCACAAGCTTGGTAAGGACCTGTCGCTCGATGAGGGGAACAAGCTAAGGAAACTCTTGACTAAAAAGGGAACAGGCGAGGTTCAAGAACAAAAGGACAAGATCTATTCCAAATTTGCGGAAGGGTGTTCTGAGAAGGGGATGCGAAAGCACGAAGCAAAGGAGTTGTGGGAAACTTTCGAATACTTTTCTGGATATGGGTTCAACAAATCCCATGCAGTGTCTTACTGTATGTTGTCTTACCAGTGCGCCTGGTTGTTAAACTATTACCCACCAGAGTGGACAGCAGCTTTCTTGGACAAAGAACCAGAGACTAGAAAAGAGAAGGCGATCAATGTTGCAAAATCTCACGGGTTTAAAATTGAAAGGTTGAACGTAAATACCTCCGGATCTGTGTGGGAGATATCAGAAGATGGTAAAACGCTAATCCAACCGCTCACTTCCATCAAGGGATTGGGTGAGAAGGCCATCGAGCAGATTCTTAACAATCGCCCGTTTAACACGATTGAGGAATTCATTTTTAATGAAGACATTGTTTATTCAAAGCTGAATAAGAAGTCTTTGGATGTTCTTTGCAGATCCGGTGCTCTAGAGTGTCTTATCGATGATAGGTTCACTGGTTCGAGGCACTTTTGGAGTGCAATCGCTGTTGATCGCCCGAGGAAAGAAAAGAACCTGATAGAGAATATAGAGAAATACGCTCCAGAAGGAGACTTCTCAGAAGAGGAGAGGATTCAATATCAAATTGATTTAACGGGTGTTTTTCCTTTTGATTTAGTTATGGAAGAGAACATTCGGGCCAGCTTAGATAAATATATGGTTCCCCCTATAAGTGAATACGATTCAGATCTTGGGGGAGTGGTCTGGTGTATACCAAGAGAGGTCATCAAGAAGAAGACAAAGAATGATAAAGACTACTATATTGTCAGGGTTATAGATGACAACAACGAGACTAATACAATTAGGTGTTGGGGTGTCAGACCAGGAAAGGATATTGTGAGAATCAATAGACCGTATATGATGAGGCTAGACTGGAACCCTCAGTGGGGATTTAGCACGAGAAGATTAAGCTCAAACTTTAAGATGTTGGGATAGGAGAAAATATGAGAGTTAGAACATTCAAAATGAGAGAGAACGCAAAGTTGCCCGTTAGGGCGCACACAACAGATGCAGGGATGGATTTCTTCTTTGCACCAAAGGATAACGCACCGTTGCTTGTTCACCCCGGACACTCCTGCTTACTTGAGACTGGTGTGAAGGTTGAAGTTCCAGAGGGACACATGTTGCAAATAATGAACAAGTCAGGAATTGCCTCAAAGAGGTCAATCGTTACTGGTGCTTGTGTCGTTGACAGAGGATATGACGGAGAGATCTTCGTAAATCTTCACAACATTGGCAGAGAGACACAAATTTGTGAACCAGGCACAAAGATTGCACAAGGGGTTTTTGTTAGGATCTCAACTCCTTCCTTACTAGAAATAGAGGAAGATAAAATCTACGAATCCGAAACGGATAGGGGCACAGGTGGCTTCGGATCTACGGGAGACGTTTAAATGTCTTCTGCACAAAAGAAGCTTCGTCGAAAGAAAAAGAAAGAAGCCGAAAAAGACTTGAAAGAAAAAATGGGGTTGTTTAATATGATCCCAAACCAGTGTACAAATTGTGATAAACCGTTTGATAAGAAGGATGAAGAACAAGTGAAGTCCTGGCGAGTGGCTGTTAGGGAGCGGGAGAAAGTAGTGAACCTATATTGTACCGAGTGTTGGGAAGGTGCCAATCAAATGCTTAGAGACCTACAGGAGAGATTGGAGGATTCTGATGTTTGAAGAGACGTTTAGTTTTGACGATGTTTTGCTTTTGCCATTGCGAAGCGACATTGAGAGCAGGTCAGAAATAGGGCTAGAGTCAAGAATAGGAACAAAGGAATATAGTTTGCCTATCATTTCCAGCCCCATGGACACAGTCACGGAGTCCTTGATGGCGTTAACCATGAACGAATACGGGGCTCTCGGTATCGTTCATAGGTATTGTTCTATAGAAGAACAGTGTGTCATGTTGACGAAGGGGGTTATAACAGCCGCCGCAGTCGGCGTTTCAGGAGATTTTAAACAACGGGTCTCTGCTCTTGTGGAATCTGGATTAGAAACCGTCTGCGTCGATGTGGCACATGGTCATCATTCTATGACGGAGAGTGCTTTAAAATACTTGAAAGACACATACGACTCGTCTTTATCTATTATAGCAGGCAATGTTGCGACCCCTGAAGCGTTTAAAGATTTATCGGATTGGGGTGCTGATGCTGTTCGAGTAGGCATCGGCGGCGGGTCAATATGTTCAACTAGAACCCAAACTGGTCATGGAGTACCAACATTTCATTCGGTATTGGGATGTAAATATGTGGACTCCGATGCAAAGATTATAGCAGATGGAGGCATCAAGACAGCTGGAGATATTGTCAAGGCAATCGCAGCTGGTGCGGATTTTGTGATGCTTGGTTCGATGTTAGCAGGAACTGATGAATCGCCAGGACAGGTGTTTGTTACGTCTGAGAGCAAGAAGTACAAGGTATACAGGGGTATGGCTAGCGAAGAGGCACAACTCGCCTGGAGGGGCGAAACTCGCTCTCTAGAGGGCATTTCTACCACCATTCCTTACAAGGGTTCGGTAATTGATATTCTTGAGAATTTGAAGCAAAACATCCGCAGCGGACTATCGTACAGCGGCTCTCGGACAATAAAAGAATTTCAGGCAAAGGCAAAGTTTATTAGACAGACAAGTGCTTCGATTACAGAAAGTGGTACACATATTCTAAATGGCAGGTGAGTATAAATACGGTCAGGAAGGTAAGAAGATTATTTTCCAAGACTCTGATAAACGCCACGCGGATTTAAGGATCAGGTTGCGTCATGATGGGTTGACACAAATACAATTTTTTCAAGCAATGATTACTGGGTACATTGAGAACGATCCACGCATTATTGATTTTGTCACCAGTGTTAAGCTTGAATTGGCCAGGCAAGGAAAAAAGAGAATTAACAAGACACGAGATTTAATAAAACAAGGAGAAGAATTGAAGAAGCTTTTTAATTTGGAAGAAGAAGAAACAAAAGAATTGTTTGATATGATAGCAGAGGAGTTCCCGGACTTATGAAGAAAAAAGATGACGGACTAACAGACTGCGCAAGGTCCTGCTTAAAGGACGGCAGAACGTGCAAAGAGAAAGAGTGCAGAAAGTGGATAGACCACAGAGAGGACCTGAATTGTTGTCTAATATCTATACGTAATAGCGTCGGCCCCATGACTCTTATGGAGACTGGTAAACGTTTAGGATTGAGTTTTGTCAGGATTAGACAAATAGAAAAGAGAGCGTTAGAAAAACTATCAAAAAGATTATAAAAAGACTCTTTTTTGTATTAATCTGTACTATTTACTTCTGAAATAAAGTATTTTTTTCTACTTTTAAACTAGGAGAACCATAATGAGTAAGAAAACATTGTTAAACGAGAATACTATTCGACGTTTTTGGAAATTGGCTAGCATTAGACCAATTAATGAGATGGAATATCTAAGGGATGAGGAGGAAGAGGAAGGTCTTCCTGAGCCCGCCCTAGACGAGCCCCCAATGGGCGCAGAAGAAGAGGCACCATTGGACGACCTGGGGGCCGAAGAGGCACCAGAGGGTGATGTCGAAGCGGAAGTTAATGTAGCGTCAGAAGACGTTCCCGCTTTGGAAACCGCTGTTGGTATCCTTCAAGACATTTTGGCAGTTGCTGGCGAGGGAGAGGAAGAGATCGAGCCCGAGCTGGACGCCGATGTCGCCCCTGTTGACGATCTTGAAGCGGAAGAGGCTCCTTCTCCCATGCAAGAGAACAAGGAAGAGAACATCACGGAAGAGGAAGAGACCGTAGAAGAGAACAAAGAAGAGGATCCAACTGACATCGCCATGGACCCCACTCGCCTCGAAGAGGTGGTCAAGACTATCACCGACCGTGTTACCAAACGAATCCTTCGCGCAGCTCTTGTAAATAAAATAAACAAAAAATAAATTATTTTGTTGACAATCGCCCTAAACTCATATAATATATAAAATATGTTAACTTACTTTTTATGGTTCAGTTTAGGGGCGATTGTTAGCAGATTTGTTTCTATCTATTTTTCTCTAGGCGTAGAGAGCCTAATAATCCGAAAAGCACTTCTAATGGCAGGAAAGCTGATCACTGCTTTGAGTGTTGACTTTGAGAGATCATTAAAATATAAGCACGACTCTCTTAAAAGATCGGATATTCCTGATGATATTTTAAAAAAAATTGTTGACGACGATAAACTTTTTGTGACTGAATGGAAAACAACCATATTTATTACGGTGGCTACTTCTATTCCGGAGAAGTATTTGGGATACGTCCCTGAGTATATCTGGGTTGAAGATGCCGCACTTGAGGAAATTATGAAAATGTTAAAGGAGGAAGTATGATGAGTATCAGAGCCGTCGCATGGAGCGAGAAATTAGAAACAGAAAACTCTATCCTGTATACTTTGCAGGCTACAGTTAGGGGAAAGAGAGAGATGAACCGGTTGAGTAAAGAGGTTCCCGAGTGGACCGCCGCCGGAAAGGGATATGATCCTAGTACGGAAAAGACAATTGTGTTGTTGCAACGAAAGTTCGAGAATAAAAAGTCTTGGATAAATTTTGCAAAGTCCCTTTCTTTTCCAGTGGAAGAATTAAGTCCTAGAACCGGAAAGGGCAAGATCATCAACGGTAAGAAGAAAACAAAAAGAAGTCAATATGAAAGGGTAACCTAATTACTTAAGGAGAACGTTTATGTCCAGTTTTGATGATTTAACAAATTTATATGAGAGCGAGAATAAAGACCAGATTCAAAATCTTTTATTTGAAATGATAGAAGGTGTTCTGAAGAATCCCTCGATTATAGTAGAGAAGAATGACAGCAAGCCCCCAACGGTTGAAGAAATATTGGGTTCTCTGAAGATTAATTCAAAGAAATGGGGCACGATGAAAGAGTCTGATGAGAGGACAGTCATCCGAAACTATGTGAGTGCTCTGGGTGAGACGACTCCTGAAAAAATTCTGGCATCTCTGCAGAGTGTCGTGGAGAGTTCGAAAGAACCTACTCCAGAAGGCGAGGCTCCCAACTGCTCTGTATCCAGAACGCTAGCGAAAATTCAACTGCTGAACACACTCTCGACAATATTGAACAGTTTCGATCCTCGTGTCGGGGGTTTTTTGAACGAAGCGTTTCTTGCAGCATTGTTTGATGGCAACACCATAGAGGTTGATAGGAACAGCGGGATAGCAGACTTCAAGGTTGGGGAGGAAAGCTATTCGCTGAAGACAATGGCAAGTGGATCCATGGTGAACGGGAGCCTTTTGAAGCTTCTGAAGGATATGAAGTTTGATTCAGCTGCTCGCATGCCAAAGGAGAATATGACTTATCTTGCATTTGATAAGATATCAGGAGAAGATGGAGTCACTACTAGCGTGAGGGTTGAAAGGTTTGTCATCACACCGCAGAATTTCCATCAGCTGATGGGGGAGGCAACATTTTCAGGTAAAACTCTTAAGGGCGAGACGGGATTTGATGCTGTCATGAGTACCGTCGCCTCAATGCTGTCCGATGGACGGAAGATTGGAATAAAATTCTCTCTTGATAAATCTAAAATAGAGAAATATGTGGAGCCGGTTGCCGTTTTGAACACGGATACTAGCTTCCTGTATAAAACTGCCGAAGATGCACTCGGCGATATGGTTGGTGGGTTTAAGGCAATACAGGAGATGTTTAATAGTCTTGTGCTTGGGATGAACGACTATTTTGCATCAATGACAAGTACTGCCGCAGAATCATTCAAGAAGACAGCTAATCAGTTTGAATCTGTTGTGTCTACAACTGTTCGCGGCGACAAGACTTGCTCATCAGATTGAAATAAAACAGCACAAAAACAAAATATACTTGACAAATCATTTTAAAATGTTTATAATATATAAAAGAAAGTGAGGTTCTCATGTCCAAGCATTTTTCTTCTAAGCAAGAATTACATAACAAAATTTTAAGCGGAGTTAACACTCTGGCGGATAACGTTGCGTCTACTCTGGGTCCACGCGGCAGAAACGTCATCCTTCAAGAAAAGGGCAAAATGCCGATTATCACCAAAGACGGTGTTACGGTAGCTAGATTCGTGGATCTGGACGACCCTTTTGAGAACGCGGGAGCACAAATAGTAAAGCAAGCTTCTGCGAAAACAAACGTGGATGCCGGTGATGGCACTACGACATCAACGGTGCTTACCCGAGCTATATTTGATGCCGCCTGGCAACATATCGAATCTGGTGCCAGCCCAACAGAACTAAAAAGGGGCATTGACAAGGCTGTATCTGAGGTGGTCTTTAGTCTTGAACGGGCGGCCAGACCGGTTTCTAGTACAGAAGACATTTCTCATATAGCGTCTATATCTGCAAACAATGATAAAAGTATCGGAGACTTAATCGCTCTTGCGGTCGATAAGGTGGGCAAAGATGGTGCTATCACAATAGAAGAGGCAAACTCGGTAGAAACTACTTTAGACTTGGTGGAGGGTTTCCGCTTTGATTCGGGTTTCGCCGCTACTGCTTTTATTACTAACGAAAGAAAAGCAGTAGTGCGACATGAGAACGCCTTGATTATGATCAGCGATTCAAGAATTGAATCTGTGGAACAAATACTACCAGCGTTGGAGATTGCTGCGAGAGAGTCCAGACCTTTGGTTATCGTCGCCGACGAGATAGAGGGGCAGGCACTAGCAGCATTGATTATGAACACCGTTAGGGGGTCTATGAAGGTGGCAGCAGTGAAGGCTCCTCGATATGGAGAGTCTAGAAGAAATATCATGATGGATCTATCTATTTCAACTGGCGGTAAGTATTTTCGCCAATCCACCGGGGACAACATCAGGGAAATATCTTTACAAGATTTTGGCACTGCTAAGACGATTGAAATATCTAAGAACATGACGACTGTTGTAGACGGCGGAGGATACTTTCATAAAATCAATGAAAGAATAGACACCATAAAAGAAGATCTCGCCACTACCGAAGCTCTATACGAGTGCGAGCAATTGCAGGAAAGAATCACAAGACTAGCATCTGGAATAGCCATCATAAGAGTTGGCGCGGCCACTAAAATAGAGATGATAGAAAAGAAACACAGAATAGAGGATGCCCTAGAGGCTGTTCGTTCTGCACAACAAGAAGGCATCATACCAGGTGGTGGCATGATGTTGCACAGAATAGCAAAGGATCTGTATGTGGATGTTGAAAATGATGAGCAAGAATTAGGTGTTAACATCGTTAAGCAGGCTCTACGATCACCGCTGGAAACGATGGCTAAAAACTCTGGGTCAGATATCGAGGATGTGTTGGCATCTCTTGAGACTGCTGAAGGGGAGAACATAGGAATAAATTTCTCCACTGGACAGGCAGTTGATTTACTAGAAGAGGGAATAATTGATCCGGTAAAGGTTACCAGATGTGCTTTGCAAAATGCCGCATCAGTCGCTGGCACTTTGATTACAACAAACTACGCCATTGTCGAGTAGGGTGCCTATATAATATAGTACCCGACATCAAACTTAAGGAGACGCAAGACATTGTCTGAAGATACAAGTTCAAATGACGTATTACGAAAATTAGATAAGTTGTGCTTGACAATAGAACAGGTCAAGGATAAGCAAGAAGAAGTGGCAGAAGACGTAGGAAAAATAAAAGAAGCTGTTTATAATCCAGACGAGGGATTGTACGCAAGACTTCGATCCCTTGAGGCTTGGCAGGGTACATCATCTAAGATGATCTGGACCTTGTTTACAACCGTTGTCGGTTTAATAGGGGCGTTCGTCTTAAAACACATTGGCGGTTGAAAGGTCAAAAGGTGTCTTACAAAAAAGAAAAGGCTATCGCACACATCAATAGAGTAGAACATTATTTACAATGGGAACACTCTGTCGAGGTCGAGTATGACCGCGACGGCACGAATGAATACCGTCCTAACTTGTCAAGAATAGAAATTAATTCCAGACAAAACTACACGAGTAGACTTCACACTTTGCTCCACGAGGCCGGACATGTAATTCTGAGGAAAGGAAGGGTGCAACAATTCGAACCAAAAAAATCCTTCAAGAAAGGGTTCCCTCACATGAAAACAGGCGGCTCCGATGTCAGAGGAAACTGGGATCATAGGATAGATGTGCTGAGAGAAGAGGTCTTGGCGTGGGAGAAGGGGGAAGAGTTGGCTCAATACCTTTCTATAAAACTTAACAAAAAAGTGTGGTCGCGACATCGCAACGAGGCACTCAAAACTTACGTGAAATGGATATAATATTATGAAAGTAAAAGTAACATATACAGTGGATTTAGAGGGCATACCAGAAAGGGTCGACCCGCTGTTCGATTCGGCTAAGGAGAATGTAGAGAAAGCAGTTGCCATCATTAATGAACTGAAGGATGTTAAGGATGCATCCATAGAAAAATGTCTTAAACAAATTGAGGAATTGAGGAATTTGCTTTTAGAAGCAGAACTGTCGTTAGGAGATTGTGATTCAATGTTGGCGGGATACTTGCACGTACTGACAAACAACAGTGTGTCACAACAAGAGGGCGTCGCATCATGATAAAATTACAAGAAGTATATAGACAAGTGTCCGCTGGTGATCCCATGAGAAGGTATAGAACACGTGACATATTTATAAATCCGGAGCACATAAGGTCTATACGAGATAAGGGCCCGACCCTGCAAACAATATCAGAAAGCGTAATAGACGGAGTGGATAGCGCGAGAAAAGATTTTTGTGTATTATCCATGGAGAAAGAGGATATAGTGGTTGTTGGGTCTTTAAAGGAAATCGAAAGCAAGATTGTAGGTGGAAAGGTTCTTTTAAATGGTTAGTCATCTGAACAGGTATATAATTTACGGACGCAGCACCTGCCCATTTTGTAAAAAAGCTGTAGACCTTTTAGACTCGAAACACAAAGAGAGCATATTTTTTGATTTCTCGGAAGATTTAGAAGCCATTACGGATGCGAAAAGATTTTATAAATTTGAAACTGTGCCAATAATACTAGAGAACAACAACGTCTCCGGTCTTACAAAACTTATTGGTGGGTATTCTGACTTGGTGGAGTATTTAAATGATTGAATGTGATCTTCTTCCGCTTGGGAGCACAGAAGAAACAACAAAAAAGAAGCGATACGGAAGGTATCACGGTAGTTGTTTCTGGGACGTTAAGAATTTTGGATCGAAGACTTGGGTAGTGGGTGCATATATTGATGTGAGTGACCCTGAAATTCTAGAAGACTGCCAAGTAGAGGATCTGACCAGAAGATGTATTGAGTATCTTAATCAGCCACCCCCGCGAAAGAAATATGCTAAAAAGACCCCAAAGCCAAAATATGGTAAATTGGGATATTATAGCTCCAGGGTAGTAGAGAAGGGGAACAACAAATATATATCAGCTCTTCTCTTAGTGGACTGCAGAAGGAGCAAGTCATTCTGGGGCAAGGGAAGAAATGCATAGCGAAGCACCCCCGCCAGGTGATCATGACATGCCGGTGGGTGATGTAAAATCGTTTTTTGCTATCGCTCAATCCGCGATTGAGAAAACAGACTTTCTTTTAGATCTACATTATAATAATATTTGTCGCATGGGAACGGAAACGATCCAAAAAGTCTGCGAACTTCATGCTATAGGTAGGGGATTTGAAACCTATTTGGGGGAAGTGTTCAGAAGAGTTAACGATGTTCCAGACACCGCTGTGTTCAGAATCACTTCATCTCATACTACAACGATTGTGCAAATGACATTCTCAATTACTGAGGCGAAATTCGAGGTTACAAAGAGCGGGGTCAACCTTGAGGACCATTAAGTAAAGTGCCAACGACAGGAATTTTATTAGGGTTTCTCATGTTTGTTTTGGGGCAGACTCTGGGATGGTTTCAATTAAACTCTCAATTCTTGTGGAGATGGTGGGAAAACAAGCCAATAATGTCTGCATTTGTGTTTGGGATACCAACAAGTGTGGTGTTCTGGTATGCATGGAGGATTGTTTCTACTGATTCTGAATCTGTGTGGTCTGCTAGATTTATAGGCTCTGGTGCGGGATTTCTGGTCTTTCCCATATTAACGTGGTGTCTCTTGGGCGAGAGCATGTTTACGCTTAAAACAATGAGTTGTCTTTCTCTAACAATTTTAATCATCTTAATTCAAGTTTATGCTTGACGAGGATTCACTACAAAAAGTACCCAATTTGTGGGTGCCTTTTGTTTTGTTTCAAACTAATTATTAAAGGTAAGGTATAATATGTCTGTAATGAATTTTCACACCAAATGGAAGCAGTTTTTAAACGAAGAACAAGACCTCACATTACTATTAGAAGCCAGAGTCAAAGACGTAAAAGCCAAATTTAAAGTGCTTGATGAGTCCGGGTGGATTAACTGGGCCCGTAGACAAATTGAAGATGTTCTCGGACCTAAAGGTGTATCAAAATATCTCATGTACTGGTCTAGAGAAATGGACCGGAAGATAACAGTGACTGACCCTGATGAACTACGTGACGACAGAGACGTTCTGGAATTGGGTGAGGGCGTACTGGATCTAATCATTAATTTTCAACAGAACCAACCGAGGATAGAAGAAAAGGACATATACAAGTACGATTCGGAACAACTTAAGAAGATGCTAGAATCATTGGGATTAACCTCGAAAGAGAGAAAGACCAAGGAAAAAGAAGAAGCCGTCGAAGGGTCAGACGTTGTGTACGCCGACGATGATATCTTCGCAGTTAGGGTGTACACGGAGGAAGCATCTTGTTATTATGGAAAGAATACCCAGTGGTGCATATCCGCAACAGAATCGGAAAATTGGTTTAACAAACTTACTATGCAAGGGAATGCATTCGTGATAGCAAGGATGATAAACCTTCCAGAAAATGACGTTCATAGGAGGATTACACTAGTTTATAGACAAAATGGTGACCTCGACCATTTTGCCGACGTTACCAACGACCCCGGCGGCGTCCCGATAGGAGATTTTTATGAAGCACTTGCTAAAAACCATACCCGTACAGGAATGAACGAATTTAAAAATCTTGACTACGAAGAACAAGAAGAGATTAGAGAATTGGCTCAAGAAATAATTGATCTCGGCACCGAAAATGTTATGGAGAACCCCCCCGACGCCGCTCCTGGAATAGAAAAACAGATAGAGAAGATTGAAGAAGAGTACCGAGATGTAATGGAGCATGCTAGCTACGGGGCGGAATACGACGAATACCTTCACTTCTGGGGCGGATTCACCGTTGAAATAGATAATGATAGGTTTGAAGGCGGTCACCCTCTTCCATCCGATTGGCGTTCCACAACCGAATTCGAAGGAGAGATCAGAGATAGATTGGATAGAGAGGTTTCTGTATACGCAGAAGAAGTATCGTTGGACGATTTCGATGGTGGCGTGCCAACTTTTGAGATAAGAATATCTACTGATGGATACAATGCGACCCCAAATGGATATGAATCCTTTTTGAGCGAACTTCAAACTATGGATGAGAAGTATGCTGGAATGGTTCGTGTTGTAGAAAAATATCTAATGGAAGAGGGATACATCGCGAAGGGTGCTTTCGAAAACCTTTCGGATCGGATGGAAGAGATTGGGAGTGAGCTAAAAAACTTTACTTGGTATGAAGACGAGGACGCGGGAGACGAATTCATCAAATTTGAATCAGAGGATTTCGAGATCTCAGGTGTCCCATCATCCATTTTGAGAAGAATAAGTGACATTGAAAAAGTAGGCTCACGACGCATTTGGCAGAGCCCTTCCTTGACTAAAGGCGTTGTTATGAAGTTGGGGAACCTTCATCAGAAAATAACATCGTTTCTAGAAAAACAACTCGAATTGCCGATTTCCGACTTACCACCACGAGTTGTAAAGGAAATAACAATACCAGAATTTTTAAGAATTGAATTAGTGGCAGACCCAGCCTTCCAAGAGGAAATAAAGTCCAGAATAGTGCTGGGTATAGATGATGTGACAATATCAGAAGAGGCGGTCGAGGCAACGATAGAGGTTGTCAAGTTTGTGGATCAGAACTTTTTAGAAGTCAGGAGTGCGGTCATTGACTCCATCCGAGACTTGCGCCAAAAGGTGAAGGAAGAAGAGAAGAGGAGGACTGACAGTCTACAGGATTCTACGAAGCGGCTATTGGATATTTCTAGACAGTTTGAGCATTCCGATAGGCTCGTGAGGCATTACCTATCTTTTGTGGATGACTGGAAACTGGGATTGGTTCACGTATCAGACGAAGCAATGTTGCAGGCAGTAACGAACTTGTACAACCACCTCAAAGATAGAGATAAGATACCAGAAGATCTACCGGAGCCACAATCTTCAAGTCTTCAAGAGTCTTTTGATTTGCAGGACGAAATAAACAAGTATCTCAATGAAGAGAAAGGCAGAAGTAGACAACGAGGAATTTATAAATTCTACTGCATGATCGGATATTCGGTTGATCCCGGCCAGAAATCTAGAGGGCTGGAAGACATTCTGGCAGATCTGCGAGCACTTCCAAATGTTACCATTGTTACAGTCGTTGTTTCAAACAGGAGAATAGCAGAACAAAGATATATTTCAGGGTTAGCGGTAAAGTTTATACCAAGTACACCAGGTCAGGTAAGATCCCCGGAAGATACAAAGGCCAGAATTTTAAGAGATTTAAGAAGGGTGAGGAATGTAGAAAGAATCTTTAAGATTTCAACATCTGTAGAAAGAATAGAATAATGCATTCTACAGTAGAAGAATCCAAGCGGCACGACCTTTACAAAATAATCAAAAAAACACTGAAAAAAGAATATCTAGACTTGACGGTAAAAAAGATAGCATTGTCAGAAGATTTCAGTAAGAGTACTTCACAAGTAAATTGTAGTTTTTCCGAAAACGGCGGCAGGGCGATTAATCTTAAGTCTAGCGGCTGCGGAATGGTTGATGCTTCCTTTAACGCACTATTAGAATATTATTCTGATAATTATCCTTCGCTCGAAAACATTGCCTTTGAGGGGATTAGTGTTCTTCCTGATTGGAGAACCCGCGCAGGACTGTCAGGAAGTGATGCAGAAATCGAAGTGGAAATCAAATTCACCAATTCTTCAAATAGTATTATGACTTTTAGGAACAAGGGAAAGTCCTTCGTGAGGGCTACTGTTCTCGGAGTTTTTAACGCAATTGAGTTTTATATAAACGCCGAAAATGCCTTTAAAAAGTTAAAATACTTGATCTCCGATGCGAAAAACAGAAACAGAAATGACATCGCTCAAAAGCATCTCTCTACAATCTCTAGAGTTGTGAATGTGACATCTTATGAAAAAGTTTGATTTTAATTTTAGAAGTAATTGGAAGTATCATTTGTTGGCTTTGTTATTGTCTATCTTTCTTGTTTTTGGCAAAAAGGTATACCACAACGACAGCAGCTCGAAAGAGCAGGTGAAAAATGAAAGATAAGTTTTTTAATTTTATGATTGTTTTGTGGATAATATGCTTGATTGCTTTGGCCATTGTTGCGAGCCTCGCACAGAAAGAAATAACGGAGCAGAGATGTCATGACATGGAAAAAGGAACCAAATCTACAAATAGGTGATCTGGTTTACCACGTTCTCTACGGGAAGGATTGGTTGGGGCTGATATTAAAAATGGAAGATGAATTAAGAAGTCCACGGGCATCGGTATATATGGTTCCCGGCACTATTCATGAGTGGTTTTTTACTAGAAGTCCACTTCGCGGGAAGTTAGAATTCAGAACTGGATGGGTTGCCAAGCATTGGTTGATAAAGATTTAAATTAATTAATTTTTTACTTGAAAAAATTAGATTTATATGTCATAATTGTTTAAGAATAAAAAAAGGAAAATGAAAATTTTTAATAGAAAAACATTTTATTGGTTGGTGGATATTGGGATATTATTGTTAGTGGCAGGCGTCTGTTTCACCATAGGGTACGCTACGTCTTACAGGCAAAACGTTTCAGTCCGAGCGGAAGAAGAACAAATTCCGGAAATATGTGTTTCTGTGTACAATCGCTGCATGTCCTACAAAAGTGAACTTACAAAAATGGAACAACAAAAATTATTATGCCTAGAGAAGTTAGAGAAGTTAAATGAAAAATAATAACAAAAGGATTCATTTCATAGACTGTGGAGCAAACAAGGGACAGTCTATTCAGTGGGCATTTATGAAATATGGCGACAGAATAGAAAGGATTGATTCTTTTGAACCACAATCAGAAAACTTTGAAGTGCTGGAAGATGAATATTCAGATCACGAAAAGGTGGTCCTGCACAATGTGGCAGTTTGGAAAGCGAATGAATTAAAAAAGTTTTTTCCACAAATTTGGGGAGCCCGAACCGGATCTTCTTTGATTGCAGGCAAGTACAGCACGGATCCCAGCATATGTGTTGACATGGAGTGTATTGACCTAGCCGAGTGGATAAGAGAAAACAAAATTGACAACGCGCATACAATACTGAAGATAGATGTAGAAGGTGCAGAATATGATATTTTGCCGTACCTGCTTAATTCAGACACTCCCGACCTTGTTGACGAGTGGTTTATAGAGTTTCACGGAAAAGAGAAAACACCAAACTACAGCGAGCAAGTAGAAAAAGAATTTAAAGAAAGGTTTCCGAACTGGGTTGACTGGAACTCACCGGAAATACGAGAGGAAATGAAATGATTATAATAAAGGCATGTATTTTATACGTGGTAAGTGGGTTCGGAGGGTATGCCACATCGGCATGCCTTATCGACGGGTCAGTGCTATTATCTTCTCCTGATTATGTATATCAGATAGACACGATGCCATCAAATATAGAGCTGCATGTAGTAGACAGTGCCTATGTTGAATATTGGACGGAGCCTACGATAAGAGTTGTTTTTGGTAATTATCGTACTTATGTTAGGAGTAGGAGGGCGAGTTATAGACCGGTATCGCGGCACACCCGCGTCAGAGTTGCGCCAAGAAGACCAGCTGTTCGACCCCGCCTGCGTAGTCCTTCCCGGCCGAGAATCCGCCACAGAATTGCCAGGAAACGTATTCTGCGATCTCAGAAAAAAGTACGCCACCAAAGAAAGAGATACACCAGAAGACCTTCTAGAAAAGTTTATAGAAGGCACCGCCGCCCAGTTTCCCGCCGACACATTCGTCATAGATCTAGGGGAAAGGGTAGACCGGCTAGAAGGTCGTCATCTCGCCGTGCTAGAACACGTCGTTAAAGTTGGTGATCTGGTCAGGTGGATCCCACGCACCACCGACAACCTTGTCGGGCTGGTGGTGGGAATAGAAGAAGATATTGGTCGCGCAAAGGTGTTTTGGCAGAAATATAATGTTCATAAACTAGTAGAGTTGAAACACTTGGAGATTTTAAGAAAATGAAAAAAGGAGATCTTGTTCGCGCCGCCGCGAATTTGAACTCAGAAACGACAATGAATTCTTGGACTCGCCACTTCGCCCTGGTGCCATCAGGTTCGATAGGGGTAATCATTACAGACGATAGGATTTCGTGGGGATCATGTGATCACCAAGTGTATTTTAGTTGTGTAGGTCATAGTTGTTGGGTGTGGAGGGATGAGATAGAGTTGGTAGGTAAGGAGGAATAACATGGTGTCTTTGCTGATATTGTTGATAGCAGTATATTCGCTGTTCGTGGCGTTTGTGGTAACAAACTGTAGCGAAAGCCCGTCGGAAAGAAATAAGGATTTTGATAATTTTTTATGAAAATAAAAACGCTTGACTTGCATGAGACGAAACACGCCGATGTTGAAGAAACCGTCGCAAGGTTTCTTAATTGGGTGGAAGTACCCTGCAGGATCATCACAGGAAATTCAGGAAGAATGAAAAACATTGTTGAAAAAATGGTTGACAAATATGGATATTCCTGCTATAATGAAAGTGCTTTTAATTTTGGTAGTTTTATCATAGTTGACCAAAAAATAAATGATTTTGAATAAAATATGATACAGAGAAAAAGACATTTAGCTAAAGCAGTAACCTGGAGGTTTATTGCGACACTGACAACGTTTGTTATCGCTTATCTAGTCAGTGGTAGCTTTGCTTTGGGTGCTTCTATAGCATCGGTTGATGTCCTTGTTAAGACGGGACTATATTATTGGCATGAGACACTTTGGTACAAAACGAAATGGGGTATTAAATGAAGTACGATAAGTTGGTTAGAGATAAGATTCCTGACATTTTGGAGCAAGCAGGGAAGCATTACACTGCTCGAATCGTCGAGGATGAAGAATATGAGAAGTATCTTATAAAAAAGATGCAAGAAGAGACGGAAGAATTTCAGGAGACTCCGTGCTTGGAAGAGGCAGCAGACATGTATGAAGTCTTCCAAAAAATATTGATTCAATGGGGGATGTCGATGTCGGATGTTGAATTGGTTGCACACCATAAAAAAGAGTTGAAAGGTGCGTTCGAATATGGTATTATTCTTGAAGAAGTACATGAAATAGGAGATACAAATCAATGAAATTAGAAAAGATAGTCAATATAATTGCTATTGTTCTTCTGTTGGCTCTTGGGGCAACAGCACTTATTGTAATGCAAAAAACAACAGAATCAAATGCGATCAGCACGAACGCAACGGTGAGACAATCTAAAAAACAGTCTCGCGTCGTGAAGGAGCTTCGTTTACTCAATATTGAACTGCGAAATCTTCAGAAAGATATGGCAGAAATAAGAGAGAGAGTAAGGAAGCAAAGAAAGTTACGAATCAAAAAATGAAGTGGATAGCCGTTTTTTTTCTTTTGATTGGGTGCGAAACGGAAATGTCCGTTGGCACCCCGATAGGACTAGATTCCAGTGTAGAAAGTACAGACTCGGAAAAGAATGTGTGTGTGGAAGGTTGGATTTGTTGGAATCCCGAATCATCTCAACATGGAGAGCCGTGTACTAGTGGATGTATGGTGAAGGGCGACAATACAAAATATTGTTATATGTCGATGATCTGTAATAAAAAATAATTCTTGAAATCTAAAAAAGAATATGCTATCATATAATTACTATGGTGAGTTTGTTATTAACAACAATATCTGCGCTGATTATGTCGAACCCACTAGGTTTGTCTTGGGAGCAGAAATACGCTTATGATGCCGTTCCGGAGATAGGAAGCTATAATTATGTCTACGGTGATGTATCCTGGGGTAGAATAGTATATGAAGGAGAAGACCTTCTAAGTACCTCGTCAGAAATAATATTAGAATTTGTAGAAAGAAAAATTGCTGTAGCAACTCTGTCTCTTGGTCCTTCCGGGTTGAACGAAGCGAATTGCATATTAAAATATAAAGAGATAAACAAACTACTGTCTCAGAAATATGGCCGCATAAGACACAGCCTTATCATGCGAGATCCGCTCGTTGAAGACTTATTCTATAGTCGCGAATGCACTTCCATTAGGACGGGTTTGAAGTACTACGAGAATACCTGGGAAACACGAGAATTTCAAATAAAAAGTTTTCTTTTTGGGGATGAAAACTTGATTGTTATTGAAGTAGAATATAGGATGAAATCCCTTGGTGAATCTCTAAAAAAGCGAGACAGAAAAAAAATACTGAAAAGAATCTAGCCAACGTGGTAAAATATGGCCACGCATGGATGGTTACAAAAAAAATGACAGAGTTTTCATACGAGATTATCCTTTCGGAAGCCCCACAAACATATCTGGAGAGATAGTCGGTGTTTTAGGAAATGATTGTTTTAACGTAAAAATAAAAAATGGATGGAATGAGGGTAAAATTATTTCATTTAAATATTGGAAATTAATAAGAATTTCAGAAATACAAGAAAACTCTTGCAAAAACGAAAAAGAAACTGTATTATAGAAATATAAAGAAATGAGTTTTTTAAATAGAGAATTTTATATTCACACAGCCGAAGGGGATGCTTTACTAGTGGAGATTGTAGGTAGTTCAGAAACAATTAGTTTAACTGTTGGGGGTAAGCGTGTTGACCTAGAGGTCAACTCCGCATTTGACTTAGCAGAAGCAATCATACAAATAGCCAGCGAAATGGAGATGCAAAATGGCTGATTTTGAGAAGAGAATAGGTAACGGAGTAGAGTGGCAAGTCATCACGAGCCATTCTCTTTCACGTGGATTTACTATTGACAACTTAGATTCTAAAACAATGGAACAGACAACTAGCAACTTTGAAAGACTGTTCGTATCAATCAGGAGTATCTTAGAAAAAAATGAATCGTATTGCATGGATGTGGAAGAAGAAAGACTCCAGGTTTGCCAGGACTTGGCAAAGAAGATTAGTGAGAATTACTCACAGATATTTGAAAAAAAGAAGTAAAAGGAACGCCTTTGTGGAGGATCCTACAGAAGGGTACCACCACCCGGAAGCATGGTGAGTTATGACCAGAGGAGAATCTCTCAGAGTTTTGATTGACTACGATTTGTTTGGAACAAACGCCAAAGGCGAGGTCGGCGTCTATTTAAAGACAGATCAAGTGACCAATAAACATTTGGTATATTTTCTAGAAATTGAAGAGTGGGGAGAGTTTAAAGACGAGTGGGTTGAGAGAGTCGATCCAGATAAGGTCCCCCCTGTTCATGAAGAATTAGTTTCCAGAATTACTACCTTGAAAATAACTTATTAATCTAATTAAAATGAAGAAAGAAGAGGTTAGAACAAATTGTATGGTTTGGAGCAAGAGGTTCCAATGTTACGGGCAGGCTCTTGCCCAGAAAGAGTTTATGGTTCTAGTATTGTTTGTTAGGCACCCTAGAATTTGGCTGCACTGTTCAGAAATTTGTTTAGATCCCACGAAGGAAGATGAAGCATGGATAAAGAAATAAAACCTGGTATGCTAGTTAGATACTTTTCTGGCCAGCCCAGAGAGCACATCGGACTATTGGTGAAAATACACCATGGCGACGGGATGGGTTTTGGCGAGGGTCAACTGGATTACTTATGTGAGATCCTTCCTAGAAACCAACGCTCAACAATTGTAAAACTGCTATCTGGAATAACGGAAGTTGCAAAATGAGCAGAAAGATTGTGTCAATTTCATTTTTGTATGCTGACGAACGCATCCGTATTGATGCTGACAAAGGCGGAAAGTTTCCTTTGCCCAAAATAAAAAGGAGGCTGCTCTCGGGAGGCAGTGTTTCTTACATGCACCCCTATACTGCGAAACAATTTATAGAACATGAGAAGATTAAATATGCTGATCCTGTTTTGGCTTTATCGGACGGGTCTAAACTGAGGGTTTTCCTTTCAGCAGACCCTACTGGACCTGTGGTGGAATCAATAAGCGCGATAGAGATCCACGACAGGATTCATAATTTAAAAACAAGGCTTTTGAAAAACTCAAAGAAATCCTCCGCCAAGGGAGGAAGTAAAAAGAAGCCTGTCAACGGTACCAAAAGAGGAAAAGACAATTCCAATTATCCCTTTTTTGATTTTGAGTACGATGACGACTACGATATAGATTGAGGTAGAATGAGGTATATAATAATTTTGTTTTCTTTCTTTGTATTACAGGGGTGTCCTCCAGAACACTTGGCACCGGACGCTTGCAGGAAGGTAGTTGAATGCAGCATTGATGAAGAGAGCTTCTGTGACCCAATGGACAAATGTAACTTAACGTGTTACCATAATTTTTCAGAATATTGTATTGAGAAAACCGTTTGTCCTGAAGAAAAAAAATAAAAAAACTCTTGACTTTTAAAAAATAATGTTGTATTATTTAAAAAATCAACAAATTGGAAACATTTAAAATGCTTGAAAGAATTAATAATCTTCTGGATTCGCCTAGATTAAACGCCAATAATTGGGAAATAAATTTCTTGGGTAGCATCAAAGAGCAGGCTAAAAAACGTGATCTGACACATCCTCAGATAAAATACCTTGAGAGAATAGAAGAGAAAAACACAAAAGAGGTTCATAAAGAAATGGACCGCTGGCTTGACGAGTGGGATTCTGAACGTCAAGAGATAGCTAGGGTTGTCTCGCTATACTATCGTAATGAGGGATTTTATTTCTCAAGCCTTACTAGTAAAATACTTGACCAAAGCTATGTGCCCACTGCGAGTGAATATGCAAAGTTGTGTGAGAACAAGTATGCTTCCAAGATCAGAGAAGCGCATTTTAAAGAGGAAAAGTTCCCGGTCAACAGTGTTGTCCAGGTGAGGAAGGTGTGCTCTGCAAACAAGCACTACAGGGAAGAGAATGGTGGATACACGAGACTTAATGATGCTTTCGCTATCGTGATTGAGACAAACGCCTTGCCTGTCCGACGCGCAGCACTTGGTGCAAAAGTTTATAAGATTCTTCCGTTCGGTTCTAATCGACCGTACTATGTATCCGAGAGCGATCTTAAAAAGGCGCGCAAGATTAAAAAGTGAGGAAGAAAATTATGAAAACATTAACGATCTGTGCATTGTTGGCTGTTGGTTGCGGCGGCAATATGCACCACCAATTTACAACTGCTTTAGACAATGCCGATGAACAAGCCAAGAAGGAGATTATAACTCTTGAAGCGGAAAGAGAAGACTTATACTATGAGCTAATAGTGCAGGCCGTCGATAAGAGGGATGATAAAGAGGCAGCATGGCTATGGTTTGTCGCAACAAAGTTTGGCTACGATGACAGAATGGCCTCCATACTTCACAAGCGTATCGGCGTGGAAGACTCCGAGAGATTCAACAAGTTTGTACATATGTTGCGCCACCACACACACCTACTAGAAGAGTGACGATGTATGTTCTCTTCAAGATCTTTATGGCACTAGTCATTAGTCTTGTTGTTTGTTTGGCGTTGGGTGAGGCATTCTATGGAGGTCGCAAATGAAAGTCGGTGACTTGGTTCGTATCCACTCGACTTCGGGCAATGTTATGGGTTGCGGTATACTTCTGCGGCACCACGGAGACGATTGGTGGATCCTGTTAGATAACCGTGGTCAAGATATACATTGGTCTAAGGAATTATTGGAGGTTATCAGTGAAAGTCGGTGACTTGGTGATGCCAAAAGACAAAGGCTGGAAGAAATACAGGAAATCTCTGGGCATTGTGGTTGAACGCCTTCATTGGGGAGCGGAGACAGCGATAGTACACTGGTTCTCGGGAGATCGGAACGAGTGGGGACTTCATCAATTAAAAATAATCAGTAAAATTAATACTTGACTTTCGAAAAATAATCTGATACGATAAAAAAAGTTATGAAGATTTGAGGTTTTTTGTTGAATTATTATTTAAGGGCCGGGGATGCGTTGTACCGAAAAGAGACAAGCGCATACGGAATACTGATAAAGAAAAAAGGCAAGAAGTGGTATTACTCTCTTCGTTCTCCTTCCATTGTAGATAACGAGACATATATCGTTGGCGAGTACAGTGTGCGTTCAAAGTTGTTATACGCCAATATTGATCAAGGATTTCTCGAAATCTTCTACGGATCAAAAAAGAATAGAAGGGTGAGAAAATGAAGCCTGGTGACTTAATAAGAGTTAGAAAGGTGCTTGACGGTGTACATCCAGTTGGAATCGTGACGAGTGTCGTCCAAGAGTCTGAAGATGACCCACGGCACATGATGTGCTTTTACCTAGACGGCGACCATGAAGTTTTAAGTTACGATACGGATTTTGAGGTGATCAGTGAAAGTCGGTGACTTGGTAAAGGCAGCTCCTGGTACCGGTAGGGACACAGGTGTCATTGTTCATGAATTGTTACGCGACCGCCGCCGCTGGAGGCTTTTCAAGGTGTTGTGGAATACACACCTGCCGACATCGCCTACTATGGTTGGTCCGGCTTGGGAGCATAACTTGGAGGTTATAAGTGAGGCAAAGTAGAATGCCAAAACTTGGTGACTTGCTCGTTGTCACGCCACACCATCTTGGAGTCTGCCGGTACGTCGGCACGGTTTACGAGATTCGCTTGGATAAGTGGGGGCACCAAAACAATGTGCTTGTTGCATGGCAAGGGGACATAGCCCCGAATTATAATCGCCTGCATGGCTATTCTGGTACGAACATCCATAACTTAAGAAGCGAATTTAGGGTTATCAGGAACGGGGTGGACATCCCATGAAAGTCGGGGACCTAGTAAGATACAAGTCCGAATATATAGGTGTTGATTCCATTGCCATAATTATCTCGGTTGGATACGGCGAAGAATATACGGACACTGAACAAAGCCCTGCCTTAAACCCTGATATTTGGGTGCTGGTTGACGGCAACAAAGTACGATGGAACGAACGATACGTGGAGTTAATCAGTGAAAGTCGGTAGTTTGGTAAGAAGGAAACTTGATCAAGCGATTTATATCGTGACAAAGATGTATCGTAACGAACACGGTGGAATCAGAGTAGATATTCAATCCCCAGTTTACAGGTTGCTTAGTGTCAGACCAAGTGCTCTGAAGGTGTTAGGCGAATGAAGGTCCCGGTTAGATCAAACTGTCTGTTTGGTGCCCTCGCCATTAAACGCCAGTTGGGTGGTAAGCTAGAGTGGCGACCAGGCTGGCGTCGGAATGGTTGGAGGGGTTTCCTTGGTAATCCTTGGGGTCACTTTCGGGTACGATTAGGTGACGCTCTCTGGAGCTACAGTGCCCTTAGCAAGAATCTACCAGTGTGGAATCAGTTGTGGTTTCAGGGGTATGCGAAATGTCGAGAGACAACAAAGTGAAAGTCGGTGATCTGATTGTGGATAAAGAGTATCCCACCGAGCCAGGTATTATTATAGAAGAGAGTTCAGTTAACTTCTTTGTACTTGACCCCACCGGCAAAGTTGTGCCGTTTACGAAGGAGTATATTGAGGATGGTTGCGAGGTGATCAATGAAAGTCGGTGACTTGGTGCAGTTATCTGCTTATGCTAGAAACTTGAAACACTTTTATGTTGGCCGCGACCGAGACATCGGGCTGATTGTTCGAACGACGTGGGGGTCCTTTTATTCAGTTAGGTGGTGCTCTGACAATAAGTTATCGGCAAACATGGATAGGAGAGATTTAAAGTATGCGAAAAGCAAAAATATCTCAGGGTGATCTGGTGAGGGTTGATTATCCTGGGACTTCTATTCATAACATAACTGCACTGGTTGCAGGGTTGGGGTTCACCGACGATTATTGTCATGACTCCGATAGGCAAATCGAGATTTTGATCTGTGATACGGCCAAACCGATAATGATAAGAAGAAAATGGATTAAAATTATTTCTAAAATAAAAGAAAAAAGTCCTTGACTTTTTAAAAAAATATGGTATTCTAAAAATAGATGAGACAAAGATTTGACATTGGAGACTTGATTGAGGTTTCTCTTCCAACGCCGTCCGACAAAATAAAGAAAGAACGGGGAATCGTTTTGGAAACTCAAATAATTAATAATCACTTACTGGATGAAAGAAGTCACTGGCATGTTGATGAATACAAGTGTAAAGTAAGATTTATAGGCGACGACACACCACCTAGATGGGTTAGAGCCAAGTGGCTAAAACATATTTCTAAGATAGAAGAATAAGAGGAAAATAACAATGAGTTGGAATGGTACTTGCTATTGTGGCTATTGCGGTGAAAGAGGGCACAATAGAAGGTCGTGCGCCACCCGCAAAGCAGACGACGACCGTACTCTTGAAGTCGCACCGGACTCACGTGAGGCCAAGCGAATTCTCTCACAGCGAAGATACGATAGGGAAAACAATAAAAAGAGCGCAAGGTATCGTTCCTGCACTTACTGTCGTGAGCCTGGACATAACCGTAGAGGATGTCCCCTTAAAAAAGGAGACAAAGCACGCCTTCAGGAGAGATTTACCGAATATCGAAAAGTCTTTGCTGAAGAGTTGCAGAGGTCCGGTATCGGACCCGGAGCCCTCATAAGGTTTCCCCTGGACCACGGTCGCAACTTCCATTCAAGTCGCCATAAGTTTTTCACTATCGTTGGGCTTGTGACCAAAGTATATTGGGAGGAGGTGAGCAATAAACTCCAAGACGTTGATCTTACGCATTATCGTGCCCTCGAATATGGAGAAAGAGGTTTGGCGGAAATTCGTGTGGTTTCCACTGACGCTATAGAGGGAGAAGACCGCTGGACGATACCCACAAGACACGGAGAGCAAGTGGTTGTTCGATCACTTCTTTTTGCTCAGACTCTTCCAGACGCTTTTGCGACTACAGTTTTGGCAGACCAGCGTAGAGACGACAATAATCTCAACGATGATAAGCTCATGGGAAGGGTTGAGATCTTAAGCCCTGCCCCTTCTGTTACCGCACCGGAAGGATTTTTTGATGCTGGTCCTACGGAGTATGTACTGCGATCATATAATATCGAGCCCCTTCGGGACGGCGACAAAGAAAGGTTAGGGTTAATGCACCCTTTAATGGAGGCACTTTATCCTGAAAACAAAGAAGAAATGGAAAAAGATTAATGGACCCTTTTGAATTACATCCAGAAACAAAAAAGAGTTTTGAGAAAAAAACTAAAAAATTCTTGACAAAGAAAGAAATATTTGGTATCTTAGATACAGAAATTAAGCAGTTTAAAAAAAGCGATTATATTTTAGTTGCTGGCATTCTTGAAAAAATTAAAGAAAAGATAGGAAAACTCACCGAAAGGAAACTTAATGAGTAATAAGCTATATAATAATCTTTACCGCATGTCTCGTACAGAGATTAACAATTTAGCAAAGAATCAATTTATTGATAATGATATTCAGGTGTGGATTGCAAGCAATTCACATGTACAGGCGAGGTATTACCTTGCGGAATATCAGATTGATATGTGCGACGAAGCCTGCAAGGAGTTACTGTCCGGTAGGTCCAAAATTGTGAAGGGACTGTTGGTTGGCTCTGGTAGAGTTGCAGACCAAGATACTATTCGGTCTGTTTACGAGGAATGCAAGGATATGGACAGGTGGAGAATTCAAAACTTTTTTGTACAAAACGCCTGGTATCGCCGCTCGTCTCGCCAAAGAGAGATTGAAACTCCGCCGGATGTTTTAGAAATGATTTATGTTAATTCAAAACTAAATGATAATAACGAGCCAAGGTGGGGTTATGGTGGTCGATACCTGAAACGCGCACTTTCCGAACACAAAAACTGTACTCCCAAATTGGCTATCCAAATTAGTCAAGATCCAGACCCCGGAATTCAAAAGTTAGGATTCGCCGCGCTAGTGCGTATAGAACAACGTGATAAATAATTTGAATTATTGAGTTTTTCATTTTTTTTAAAAAAGTTGTTGACTTTATTCAAAAAATTTGCGATACTATAAACACGTTGAAGATAACAAAAACTGCTAATTACTTCAGGAGACATCATCATGGCAGTTGATTTTAAGACCTTTTCGAATATCGTTGGACACGTAACGGCGGTGCATAAACCGGTTTTGCTACGTGGTCGCCATGGCATCGGCAAATCCACCGTTGTGTACCAGTTTGCTCAAGCAATCGCAATGCCAATCGTAGAAAGGCGTGCGTCCCAAATGACGGAAGGCGACCTTGTAGGTCTTCCTATCGTAGAGGGAGAGTCCACCAAGTTTAATCCGCCCGACTGGTATAAGCGAGCTTGTGACGAGCCTGTGGTGTTGTTTCTTGATGAGATTGACCGCGCTACAATCGAGGTCCGTCAAGGAATCTTTGAGCTTACCGATAGCCGCAAACTAAACGGCCATATGTTACATGAGGGCACCCTTATTTTTGCAGCAGTGAATGGTGGTGAGTCCGGCGATCAATATCAGGTAGGGGAAATGGATCCTGCCGAGCTTGACAGGTGGACGGTCTTTGACATAGAACCGTCAGTTGAAGACTGGCTTTCGTGGGCGAAGGACAATGATATTGACGACGCTATCTGGGATTTCGTCAATCACAATCGCCAACACCTAGAACACTCAGACGACTTTGAGCCCAACAAGGTATATCCTTCTCGTCGTTCGTGGGAGCGTCTAAACGAGTGTCTTGCTTTAGCCAACCTGATGGAAGAGTCGGGAACGGACCTGTTCAATCTTACATCAGCATTCGTGGGGTTTGAAGCTGCCGTCGCGTTTAATGATTTTATTAAAAACTATGACCGACAAGTCTCTATCGAAGACATCCTAATGAAGGGTGATTTTACCAAGGTTGCTGATTTTGGTATTAATGAGCATACAGCAATGGTTGACAAGTTTGAGGCATCGAAAACCTTTGCAGAAGAGTTGCCACAAAGACAAATTAGTAATCTTGCCAAATACTTTGTTATGCTCCCGTCGGAAGTTGCTATGAAGTTGTGGTCTGTCCTGGGTTCTGGCGCACTACAGAACACTGTTAACTTGCATCAAGCAGAAATTGACGGGTCCTCGGTTAGTGCTTATCTGGTAGAAATTCTTTCGGGAGAAAGTCAAGAATAAACTTGACTTTTGTCCAGAATTCTACTATTATAGTAGGACAAATATAATTTAAGGAGCCTTCACCAATGCAAGCAAATTCTATTGTAACAGACTTTGACCTAAACAAGCACACCGCTAGGTTGCTTATGGATGAACCGTTCTTCGCGGCGGTGTCCCGTCGGATTGACAAGCGTGCAAGTTACGCTATTCCTACGGCTGGTGTGTGTGTAAATCCTGACTCAGCACAGTTTGAAATGCTGTACAACCCCAATTTCTTTGCAAAATTGACGGACGAAGAACGTAGAGACGTTCTTAAGCATGAATTCTATCATATCGTTTTCTTGCACGTCACAGATCGCATGCCGGAAGGAGTCAATAGAAAGAAGTGGAATATTGCCACTGACTTGGCTATTAATTCGCATCTTAGGAATCTTCCTGAAGGAGGGCTAATCCCCGGTGAAGGTCCTTTCGAGGCTCTACCTCCTGGCCAGTCTGCGGAATGGTATCTTGCTAACATGCCAGACTTTGGGAATGACGACGGACAGGGCGAGAATGGCTCTAAGAGCCCCGACAATGGCTCCCAGGATGGAAACCAAGGGTCGGACTCAGAAAACCCATCAGAGGGCGATTCTAGTGGTTCTGGCGGCATGCCAGAGACTCTTGATAGTCATGATGGATGGTCTGAATGTAGCCAAGAAGTCAAAGATATGGCGAAGGAAAGGCTGAAGGACATTATTCGTAAAGCTGCGGAAGAGTCTTCAAAATCATCAGGGTGGGGCTCCGTTCCTGCAAGCTGTAAAGAAAAGATTATGAAGGCACTTCACTCTAAAATAGACTGGAAAAAGGTCTTGCGATATTTCGTGAAAACATCGCAGAGAGCAGATAAGTCGTCTAGTATTAAGAGAATAAACCGTCGCTACCCGTATATTCATTCCGGTCGCAAAACAAATAGAATAGCAAAGATTGCAGTGTCTATTGACCAATCCGGCTCGGTTGACAACGAAATGTTAACAAAGTTTTTTGTGGAGTTGAACAAACTGGCAGATATAGCAGAATTCACTGTCATTCCTTTCGATACTAGGGTAGAAGAATCTCTTGTTTATACCTGGAAAAAGGGTGAAAGTAAAAAGTGGGAACGTGTCATGTGTGGCGGGACCTGCTTTGATGCTCCAACGGAGTATGTCAACCAACACAACTTTGATGGTCACATAATTTTGACCGATATGCAAGCCCCTAAGCCAAAGCCTAGCAAGTGTCAAAGGATGTGGATGACTACTCCGGTGTATATAAAGTACTCTTTTGAAACAAAAGAAAAAGTTGTTACTATAGAATAACCTATTTATAAATAGGGGTATTGAATGCCGGTTAAGCATCCAGAAGAGGAAAAGTGGAATAGCATTACTCATGCTGTTGGTCTTGGACTATTTCTGGTTGCTTCATGCTACTGTACATCCTTGGTAGAGAAGTGGTATTGCTTGGGAATATCTTTCACAATGCTTTTATCCGTACTCTACCATGGAGTTGAGAATGCAAGATTAAAAGAAGTGTTTAGAATGTTAGATATGGTTTCTATACATATCTTAATAGCGGTCACTTCTATTTGTTATCTCGTCAGCTACGGAGGCAACGTACTACAGTGTTTGCTACCGGCAGCATCCGGCCTCGCTTGTGCTTTATACGTGTTTCGAAAATACAACACGTTTTCGGTCCAACGGGGTGCGGTGTCGCTATACATCTTATCTGGCATTCTGTGTTTGACTAGTGTAGCGGTAGTTTCTGGCAACGCTCACTATGGGTCATTTTGTTATTTTATCGTTGGCATCGTGGTGTATCTTCTTGGATTGGTATTTTATTTGAGGGACCATAAAAAATGGTATCACACAATGTGGCATTTATTCGTACTTTTCGGCGGAATTTTGCACTTGGTTGGATTAGATACTATTTAATATGTGAATTTAGAAAAAGGCGATTTAGTGGCGTGCTACCTTCTCAGCTCTAGTCTTGAAGAAGAGGCACTTATGCAATACGGCATCGTCCTCGACGTTAACCCCACTCTTGAAGATGTATTGGTGTTAGACAACTGTGCCGACGCCCGTTGGTGGCCCAAAAGGCGTTGGCGACTTTTGAAAAAAGCGAAAAAAACTTCTTGACTTTTTAAAAATCTTCTGTTATTATATAAACACAATCAAGGAAGCGAGGATAAATTGACTTGGCTAAACGCAGTATCAACAACGAATATTCTTTTAATCATTCTCGTCGCAATCACGTTGGCGAAAAAATAAAAGACGCTGCCATCCGAACGATAGCGTTCGGCGCAGGCATCATGTTAGTCGCTTCTATCCCACTTTGGGGAATCATTTTTAAGAAAGGCGAATAATGGGTTACCGTTCAGAAGTTGCTATCGAGCTTGCAGAAAAAGAAGCTAAAATACTTGAGCTTCTTTGCGAGCAAGACGAAGATTTGAAGAATCTGATAGGAGCTTGCGACTTAAGGGATGGTTGTGAGTCTTTGTATTGGGGTAGTATCAAGTGGTACGAAGGATACAAAAACATAGATAAAATCAATACTTTTTTGGAAAACATTGATCCTGGGTCGTATTGCCTAATCCGTTTAGGCGAGGAATACGACGACACAGAAAGACTTGGCTACAAAGACGCAAGTATATATATTTCTCGGAGTATAGAGAGGTGGTAAAAAAAGGAGACACTGTCATAACCTGTGATAACAAAGTTGGTCTGGTCGTCACATCGAGCAACTACGATAATATGTACACACCAACTGGTGCGGTAATATCAGTTAGGCTCGCTAATGATGCAACAGATATACACACGTTTGTTGTAGAAGAAGAAGAAGGGTATAACTTTTCTGTGAATAGCAGCAGCACCATAAAAGAGATAAAACGAGACGGTGAAACTGTTTTTAGGTACGTGCTGTGAAAGTCGGTGATTTGGTTAGAGACATTGAAGACAAGCATTTTGAAATAGAGAATGGATTCAAGGGACATTACGGTATTATTGTTGAAACAGACCCCGGTGAGGGAATGTACAAAGTGATGTTTGATAATGGCTCAGAGTGGTTGACGCAAATGTTCTTGGAGTTGATCAGTGAAAGTCGGTGACTTGGTAAGATGTGTTTCAGCCAATGGGTTAGTAGGGTTAATCACTAAGATAATGCTAAATGCCCATAAGTCTCTTATTTATATCGTCCTTGTGGGCGGAGTTAATTATCCTTTTCGGTCTAACATGCTGGAGGTCATCAGTGAAAGTCGGCGATATGGTAAAAACAGTCCATGGATTCTATCGACGCGGATTATTGATTGAACAAACCCAAGATAGATTAGCGATGAATAACAAGGTTTTCAGGGTTTTGTGGCACAACGGCACCGTTTCAAACAATGTGTGGGATTATGACCTGGAGGTTATCAGTGAAAGTTGGTGACTTGGTGAGATTATGTCGCGACCATGACACGACCGGCGTTATCGCCAGTATACTACAAGGTAACGGGTATTTCGACGTTTTAAGGACAGACGGAGTGATAATCTTCGTCCACGAGTCATCTCTGGAGGTTATCAGTGAAAGTCGGTGATTTGATCCGGCACGATGATCGTACCTATGGCACGACTGGCATTGGAGTTTTGTTGTATGACAACAAAGAAGGTGGCACCTTGAAGATTTATGATGCAAAAAAAGAAAAATCTTATTGGATTGTCAGAAGTCAATGTAGAGTCTTGAGCCCTGGTAGCTCAGTCGGATAGAGCAGCTGCCTTCTAAGCAGCGGGTCACAGGTTCGAATCCTGTCCAGGGTACAACTTAAACAGAGAGGAAATAACAAAATGGATTTTTTAGGAAGCATCATAGCAATAGCCATAGGACTATTCTTTGGCCAAATGATGATAGACTGGTGGAAAAATGATTAAACGGTGGATTATAGAAAGTCTGCCATTTAATCAAATCGGAAAATCACTCGGCCAAGTCTACAGTGACGTTAATTTTACTTCCTTAGATTTAGGAAGAGGCAACGTCACAGAAGAAGGGTTTCTATCTTCACTCTTAGAATTAAAAGACGAGCAAGCCCTAGTTATCATAGGCGAAGATGATATTCGCGGGACCAACTACGGCTTTATAAAATATAACTGTATTTAAAGGACGGCAAATAAAATGAACGAGACACGTAGAGAAATATTCAAGCACGGTACGAAAATTCTACGCTCTATAGCAGAGCATTATGATAGCGGAAATATAGACACTCCAGAAACAAATCACATGCTTATGCAATTATTCGCCCTCGCAGTAGAAGGCAAGGTAAGGGGCGATATATGCGAGGACACTGGACACGTCAAGTGGTCGCTTACTGATTCATGCCGCGAAGAAGTAGAACAACTAAAGCAGGGAATTGCCGACAAAGTAATCGTGAAAGGCCCGTGGTAATAAGTATCGGTGATTTGGTATTCTACAAAGAAGACCCAAAGAACATAGGGCTGGTCGTATCGTTAATAAGGCTTAATCCATCCGACGAATTTCATCGTGTACCCCCACTTGTGACGGTGCGCTGGATGGACGGTCGGCAATCTGACGAATTTGAATCTGATTTGGAAAAAATTGAAAAAAAGACTTGATTTTTAAAATTTGATTTGTTATCATATAAACACAATCAAAGAAGAGGACAAAAAATGTCTTTGCAAATGGAAAAAGAAGTATTGAATCAGAATCTAGCCTTGGATAAGTCTAGGTCTTTAGATGAAGTGCTTAGAGCAAACAACGTCCACACAGATAAGCTATACAAACCAGAAAAACAGTATCCGCTTCAGGGGTCGGATAAGCCAAAGGAAGTTAAAACAGACTTCGCTTGTCCTGTTTCTGGTGCTCGAATTTCAGTTAAGGATCACGGCATTGTAGAGCTTTGTTCGATAGGTGTGCTGCAATTCTGTGATTATCTCGATGTATCGTTCACTAGGGCAGGATATTCCATCGAAGATGCACAGCCATTCAAAGAGGCTTTACTGTTTCAACCAAAAAGGCTTACTGGCGACCCCGAAATGGACCAATGGAATGCGGGACCAAAGAAAATCTTAAATTCTACACTAGAATCAATGATGGACAAATACCCGAAACTAAAGAGAGAAATCGTCAAGACTGCTTTACTCGGAGAGGGCATATACGAAGGCGACGCTATTCCTACCCACGTTGCAACGCCTAAAAAGTTTGTTCGTATCACCGAGGAATACATTGACAAAGTTACAGAAATTTGTAACCTAGATATTCGACTCAAGGGTAGATCAAGATTGCCGGATACCAATATTAGAAGAAGAGAACCGTCATTTAGAATCGGTCTAAACATGAAAAACTTGTAACACACCGGAATTATTTAGATTTTACGTTTTCTTTAAAAAACACTTGACTTTTTAAAAAAGATTTGTTATTATATAATCACAATCAAGAAAAGGATTTAATTCCGATGAAAAGCACCCTATTTGCTAGAATTCTGAATGACCGCTATGATCATCTTTTATCAACAGACGTTATAGATTATAGTTACATGCCGATGATGTATGACAACCCGTCACAAGCTAAAATAGACATACTTAAAGCATGCACCGGTAATGCGACCGCAGCTAAACGCTTCCGGCGTCATTTGCGACTAGAGCGTATAGCGAACAACCTAGACTCAAATATTTTTTGGCTAGACAACAAAGAGACAACCGCCCTTAAGATAATTAAAGATCTGTTAGACTGGACTAAGCCGTCTAATATGCCCGCCGCCACTTGCGCCCATGGTCGCCACGTTTTTGGACCTATGCTTTAAACAAAAAAACTTTAAAAAACACTTGACTTTTTAAAAAAGATTTGTTATTATATAATCACAATCAAGAAAAGGATTTAATTCCGATGAAAAAACTGTTTGTTCTTATGATGGTCTTTATGGCGACGACGGGTTGTGTCATCGAGACAACGGAAACATTCGTACCGTCCCTTTCTTCCGGTTGCTTTACGAGTGATCATGACTACTCACACACTGAGTTTGATTGCATTGATTATTCAGTAAGTTATGTTTTCTGTGATTCTTCTAGGGATCATCCGAGGTTCCGACATTGGGATTGCTACTGGCCAGACGAAGTACCAGAAGTTTTTGACGGTGGTTGCGTTTCCTACAATATTTGTCATTAACCCGAAAGAGAAATACTATATGAGATTATCAACGAAAGGGTCTGCCCGTCGCCTAGCGCGAATGTGGGTAGACCTAAACGACAATAGAAGAAAAGAGCTTTTAGACACCCTTGACACAGAGGCACGTATAGAAGTTATCGAGAACATGTTAAAGATAAAAACAGAAAGGAAAGAGAAAAATGTTTAGTATGCACGCCCGAGGGGACCTTATCCAATATTTAGAGTCGGAAGGATTCACAGTAGGCGAAGAAGAAGAGACAGAAGACCTCAGAGCAGCATGCTGTATGCACGCTCAAGCGGTTGCTCTGTCACGTTCTCCGGTGTTCCAGTCGGTTGCTGCCAATGCCGAAAGGTTGGTTCGTAAGGCATCATTCGCCAACGCGCCTACAGTCGATTGCGAATATCCAGAATTTAACGATTCTTATCCAGGTTGGTAAGTTATTGATATAACTGAGGTTTCACGATTAATCAAAAAACTTCTTGACTTTTAAAAAAACCTTTGATAGTATATAAACACAATCGAGGAAAAAGGAAATTCATTTTGAAGAATCCGTTAACGAAGCAAGGATTGTTTGCCACTCCAAAATCCTTTAAAGAGATAGAGACGATGATTGAGGGACTCTCAAGGACTCAAAGAGCGGTTGGCTACACCATCGCAGCAATGACCTGGAATCGCGCCGTTGAAATGGTGCAAAATGCGATTGATCTTGAAGATCAGAAAGAAGCGGAAAGTCTCTACAATGAAGACTAAGAACGCGAATAAGTATCAATTCCTTCATGTCTTGCAAAGCAATTATGGTTACGGTCACGGTTGGGAGGACCTTTGTGCTAGTGAGTCGTATAGGGAAATACACCAGAACCTTAGAGAGTACAGAGAAAATGAAGGCGGCATCTATCGTATTATAGGGCGCAGAGAATTGAATTGATGGATTTAACATGGATTCCCTAGTAGACGTGGTTGGTGCCGAGCATTCCTTCGGCCCATGGTTCGATACCCCACCTTGCAGACGTGCAATGCGACTTTAGCGAGTCATTGGAACGAACGGGAATCCATGTTAAGTCCATCAGATTATTGAGAAATTCATTTTTTTCTTGACTTTTAAAAAATCATCTGTTAGTATATAAACACAATCAACGAGAAAAGGTTTTCAAAATGACCAAGACACAAACAAGGGAAGTTGCTAGCTATTGGCGGTGCAGCCAAGCGGCATGTAATAGTAGTGCTCAGTTTTGGACCGATGGAAATAAACTGTACAGTTATAAACTGTGCATTGGCGACACTACCGAATCCGGTAAAAAGGTCCTTAAGGACTACAGCGCAACCGGTCGCCATGGCTTTCAGTCTATGACAACATCCAAGCACGTTGGTTATGCTCGCGGATATGCACATATCGTCGATTAATCGGCGCGATTTTTTACGCGAGTTTTTTTCTAAAAGACTTCTTGACAACCGTTTAAGCCTGTGCTACTATTAGGGCACATTGAATCGAAAAGGGTTTTAAAATGTCGAAAGAATGGTACTACAGGTTAGGAAACCACGACGGGAAAGACGGCTTTCTATGGTCTGGTAGAATCAAATCTGATAAGGACATTACAGAAGTACAAGCGCGGAAAATGGTCCGAATTCAAGAAAGACTAAAGAGACTTCCGGCACGTACAATCGTGCTAAGTGCCGAGAATCTAACAGGAACCAAAAAAACTTTAAAATAACCCTTGACTTTTCGACCCAGTTTGATATAATGGTTGCAGAAGTTAGGGGAAGCACCCCGAAACATTAACGGCACACGTGCCAACAAATGAAAGGCTCTACCATGAGCAAGCAAGACAACGTACAAGCAACCGCCGCCCGAATCGCCGAGCTTAAGGCATTGACAGCCGAGCTTGACGCGCTCAAATCTCAGCCTCACCTTGACATTACCAAAAATGGTCATATTGCCATCAAGGGTGTGCGCAAGTTTCCGATTTGCTTCAAGGCGTCCGAGCTGGAAACGGTACTTGAAATGTTCGAGTCCGGCGCGGTGCGAGAATTCGCCGTCTCTAGCGGCGTAATTTAAACGATAGCAATCAACACTCGGCGGGTGAAAACCCGCCCTACTTTAAACAGTTTAAAAGGTTTTAAAATGATTTTCAGGTCAGCACCCGTTGTTCGGTCTTACGTCGCTAACCGTGCCACTACTCGGCGCAGGGTCAATCGTAACAGTCCAATTTTCGCACGTGCGGTGCCTATCTGCGGATTCTTCTGCGGGCCAGCTTTTTGCAATTGTGAGACTCAGCCCTTTTCGGTTGAGATTAAAGAAGTCAACTAAAGGTTTAAAAGTAAATGGTTTATTCACGCGATGGTCCTTAAGAAAAGAAATTTAAAATAGTGCTTGACTTTCCCGCCCGATTTGATATAATGAGTGTAGAAAGTGTTAGAGAGTAACAAAAAAAGAAAGGTTCCAGAATGTTCGTACAATCCAAAGACACAACAAACCCACGTCATAAAGACGGGTTAGCTATAGAGCAAAGACGCGGTGAGCGTGAAACCCTTGTACAGTGGTCAAATGGTGATTGCCAATGGGTCACCACTTCTGAGCTTGCAGGCACAGTGCGGCTTATTGGTTCTGATAGCAGTGGTTTTGAGTATGACAATTCTGATTTAGATTAAATGGCAAAGAAGAGAACAAAGAAGAAAGTATCCAAAACAATTTCGAAAGCATGGCGAAAGACTAAACGAGGCTAAAGCCATACAAGGTACGATAAAGAACAAAGCGTTAAGTTTTTGACGGTGTACAATCCTTTAGGCGTAAAGGGTGCTAGCGGTTGAACGGTTTCGACTTAGTACACACGCGAATCGTCAACAACTTGACAGTCAACCATGCCGTCAAACCTTTGGCGCAGTTAGTTTATGCACGCGGTTAGCCTGAAAAGCGGGTTAACGACGCTATCAGGCAGTTTTCTAACGGTGTCAAGGGTTTGACGGTCGAGGGGAGTTAACAAATTAACATGACGTGGCGCAAGCTATTAATAGCAATATTCACCGCATCGGCAATGATTGCCGCAGGTGCTTTTATTTACTGGTGTTTAGGTCCGACGGAGTTTAAATCGTGAAGCTACACAAATCGGACGCTCTCTTAATTATCACGAGTCTTTCGCTTTTCGGTATGCTCGCGTACCTTTGCTTTGTACACTAGGAACGGCCGAGAACAAAAGAAATAAAAAGTTAAAATATCCCTTGACTTTTCCAGCAGGTTTGATATAATGGGTATACAAGGTTAGGGAATCAACCCTGACCATTCACCGCAAGGGATACAACATGCTGAACATCATCCGCAAGATACAGCAACGAACCGCCGCAATCGAATCCAAGTACAGCAAGAATGCAGCATGGCTAAACACTGCGCACGCTAGCTACCTCGACGCGGTCAACGCACCGTGCCCCATTCCCAACGGCAACCCATGCCTCAACCTAGAGTGTCAAGGCTTTGACAGTCGCGAGCAAGACTACCGCGACATCATGAAGACGCTTGCCTTTGATGGTGCGCACGATGTCTTGACCCCCGGAAGATAAAGAAATAAAACTTTAAAAACACCTTAACCACTCTGGATCTTAATTGATGCGCATCGAAGATTACAACCATGTTGAGCTGTCTATTCAATCGGCAGTATTCACCGCCTTAGAAGATACCGGTCTAGACTCCGCCGGTGCTGCCAAGTTGATTGAGGTCATGACATATGTCAACGGCGGCACGATTGACGGTATCCGTCAAGGCTTGCGGGACTACCAAGCAAAGCTAATATTAAACGGCCGTCCGAAACCCCGAAACATATAGCTTGACAAACAATTTTTTTTCTTGACATCTACGGGGGGGTCCCCCCCCCCTACCCCCCTACCCTAATGTAAGTCCTATATAGATCTATCCGGTCAGGTATGGCTAGCCATAC